AGCTTCCATTTGTAACTCGGATATGAATCAGAGTGGGCCAGTAGTTTGTTTTTACAGTCTATGTTTAGTATATCTTCTATAGAATTGTAAATCTTCATACCTGCATCAATCACAAGGCACTTTTCCCATCTTTTAAAAAAGGCTTGAAAGCAGTGTATTTTATGCCACTGAAACGGCTTATGAATTTCTCTACCGTCGCTAATGCCGCCCGGAAGTGTTTTATAAAGCTCTATAGCTTTGGTTCTGTCTATATCTGGAAAATATTTAACAATAACATTAGCGTCATCAAAAAGGTCTATTTCGTCTTTTAAATCATCTCCAATCATTACCACTACATCACCAGACCATCTGCCCTCACTTATTAATCCGCTTATTGTATTTTTAGCGTGGTGAAGATATGCCTTGTTACAATATGTAATTACGCAGCAATTAGGATTATTAAACATTTTATTACTCATTGTATCTCCAAGGTATTTCCAAGGTATTTTATACCAATCAAAAACTTCTTTTATAGAGTTTATATTGTCTAGATCGGGACGGCCCCTATAGGCAAGATTGTGTTCGACGGGTCTTCGGGGACAGAAGTCTGTATAGTTGTCGTGCATACTGGGAATATGTTTTATTCTATGATCTAGTCTGCGATGGCCGCAAATATGATCAGTGAGTTTAACATGCTTTCCGCTCCACGCCGATAGGTATTTATATAGTAGCTTTTGGTCTGTAAACCAATCGTTGCATACTCCCTCTGACACGGGCTTGTAGTTTTGTGGATTCCATTCTTTAAGCCTATCTACAAAAACATCCTGATAGTTTTCCATTGTTGCTGAAATACCAAAAATATCGCTCCAGACAGAGCCTTTTGCCGCGTTCCAACACATTGCCACCTGATCGCTACTAACACAACCATGACGATACTCAATAAAAGAATCTTCCGAGCCTCTACATAGATTTTTAAAGAAGTATTCTTTGTTTAGCGGAATAATATCTATGTCTGCTAGTGTAATGTTTTCGTCTGGATATAAACATGGGGCCAGTAATCTTACGGCCTGAGCAGCAAAGGCGGTGTGAATAGACTCGTCTTGCAACTCCAGTCTTATAACATCCCCAATAGACTCATCAACCTGTATATTTTCTTCGGGTCTTTCAACTACAATTAACGTTGTCTTTACCCCCATCTTGTCCCAAGCGGCAGCAGCGAGAGGCCAAAAGTCGAGATAGTTGGGGTGTGAATCACAGGACATGATAACCCTATCCAAAACTCTATTGTAAAGAGCTTCGTGGGGTTTGGGATATTCCAAAAGTCCCTCGCTATGTTGTTTTGGTGGCAGGTTTTTTTCGGCAGCTTCGACAGATTGTGTTCGTATCAGGTTAAGAATGTCCCTAGCCCGCTGTGGGTCTTTACATCCATGACATATATATCTATCTAGGCTCTTGAGATTATGATAACCGTGTCTTTTCCTGCTTTCAGTGGAGCTATCTAGAAAAACCTCATAATAAGGATCATAAGTATCAACATAACTTTTTGTTTGCTCTGCCTTCCAGAGCATGACATTCAATATTGTTTCATCAAAATGGGGAATTTTATACCCTTTTTTTCTAGCCTCTTGACTGAACTCGTAACACATATTAAAAAAATCTGCACAGTTTTTATTAAACAAGAAAGTGGCATGAATATAAGGTTGTGTTTTACGCTTCACATTAAGAACATCCATTATCGGCCGCTGATCATTTGGGTCTGTTGGGTGCAAAGAACCTAAAGGATAGTTTGCATTTAAATCAATCTTATCAAATAGATTGACAACATTCGGAGCTACTATCATATCAGAGTCAAGCATAATCGCTTTATCGAACGAGCAATTAGCGGCGGCAAATAGTTTTTGATAACAAATTTCAGCAAAGTTATTTCTAGGCTCTAATGTCCTGACGATTATTCTGTCGCTGTTGCTTGGATGCGAGTATTCAAAGCCCATTGAAAACACTTCAAATTTCTTGTCGGTAAACTCCAATACGCTATCTATACATACATCTAAGAGGTCGATATACTGCTTATTTTCATTTATAAAGCTAACAAATCCCTCGCTATGTTGTTTTGGTGGCAGGTTTTTTTCGGTAAAGAGTTTTGAAACCGCCCTATCGCCATTAACAAAACCTTTCCACCCCTTTTCCCAAAAGGAATAATCACCTACAAAGTTACCATATCTACATGGAACGTGATCAGGAAACGGATTGCCACTAGAATTAACCCAAGACCCGTGCCACATAATATTTGTCTGAGCTTTGTTTTCATATAGATAACCAAGAAATATTTGATCCCAGTTTCTTCCTACTGTTTTGCCTCCAGACTCTATCCATTCGTTTATGTGTTCCCTCATAGACTTGCGACGAAAGTCAAATATATAAACCTCTTCAGGTACTTTTTGAGCTATACTTTCTGGAATAAAATCTCCATACTGTTTACAGCCCCACATCCCACCCATTATAGAATATTTTCTATGATTTTTGTGATCGTGCATTGAGTGCCATTGATAGTCCGATTCTAGCCACTCATTTACAGCACCGACTTCTCTTTCATTAACAGTAGAATCGGCATCTCTAGAAATACATATGTCTGCATCGTCAATGGCTAAAAATCTCCAAAACATTTCCCCGTCCAGCCAATCGTCCATTCTGACAATTTCTGCACCGAGATACTCTAACTGTTTGCAAATACCTTCGTCGTCTGTTGTGTAAAATCTACACTTCCAGTCAGGATAAAGTCTTTTAGCCTCTAAAACATTAACAACCGCCCCCACTTGAAAGTTGGGTTTGTTACCATATAAAGAAAAGCTAATTATTTTTTTCATATTATCCTCGCAATTAAATCGCTCACATTATTGCTGCTGGCTTTACGCCAAGCTGTATAAGCTTCTATGAAATTTTGTCGTTCAGTTAAGTCTCTGATGGGTGCTGGTAAATTTTTTGTTAGATTTGTAATGGGGGTAAAATTCAACGGCTCCTCAAGAGCATCGTCTATATACTTTTCAAGAAGGCTAGAACACGATCTATTATGAAATTCTTCCAATGAATATCCTATAATATTTATTGTTTTTATATACCTGCTAAAAGTTCCGAAATGGGAATCAAAATAACAAATATAATTTCTATCAGCACGGTCAGAGTGTTGCCCTGTTTGAATTTCAATTGCAAAATTTGGCAAAAATGCAGTATTGGCTCTAGCTGTGCCGACACCATCTATAATTATCTTGGTAGTGTTTGCAATCTCTAGCTGTTCTGCGAAATTGTAATCAGCCCAATTGACCACCTTGAAACAATATTGATGATATTTTTTGTTTAGCTTGTCAAAAAGTTTTTCTATACCGTTGTACGGCCTTTTGTTGACGATGTACACGATGTTTATAACCTCTGGATCATCTATGGTTTTTCTTTTAATTTTATACCGTTGATACAAACGATCAACAAACCGTTCAACAGGATCAAAACTGTGTTGTTTAAGCTGTCTTTTTACGCATAAATCAGCACCAACCTGTCCAAGTCCAATGTTTGTTCCCACAACGAGCGAAGGTATTTTTATAGGCTTTTTGTGTTGACCAAAGAATGTTTGGTCAGATGTTATTGGATTACCAGAAAAAACCTCTAGCATCTCAAGAGGCCATCCTCCGCTCCAGCGACGATAATCGCTTGCCTTTGTCACCCACTGAAAGTCTTTGTCCCAGCACTCTTCTAAAAAGTAGAGCAAGCTATACCAACTGGGATACATAGAATCCCACATCGAGTGTCCAATGTTTGCGTGAAAATGGCTCAAATATAAAACAGGTTTATCAAACGTACACATCTCAGAAATATCAACTTGAAGCGTGTTGATATCTAGTGGCGAATACACATCGTGGAATCTATTGTGTAACGAAGTAATAGCTATGCTGTCTTTATCAACAAAAAATTTGCCATCATAAAACACCGCATTTTTATAAAAGGCTATGGGTAGTCCGTGATGCGGGTCATTCTCATTTATCGTGCTAATTATTTTTTTCATTGTGTTTCCTTGTGTACAGAGCGTCTCCCCAGTTTTCACGCCCGTGCCTCCATTCAGTTTCAATTCTGTCAAAACCAAACCCAGAAAGAAAATCATCAATCTCTTCAACCATAGGGCACGACCTATATAATTCAGACCTATTGATTTCGACTATAATAGTATACACATTTTTTAGCGATTTACTAGCACCTTTTAGTACTTCAAGCTCATATCCTTGCACGTCTATGTGTAGAAAATCAAACGGTTTGCCCTCCATTATTTTATCTAGGGGTAATATAGGAACCTCAACACTGTCGGGAAATTTAATTTTAGGATATCTTTTTAAGTGACCTTTAGGTTCTAGCAGAGAAGATGACTGACCCTTATTTGAGTGAGTCTTATCTAGATTAAGACGGCCACACGAATCGGAGGCTCCAGCAGCGACTATTCTATAGCTCACATTGTTAAACCCTGAGATACTTTGTATTATATCTGGCTCAAGATTCTTATTTGCCTCTATGAAGGTTATGGGTATATCACCAAACTCTTGTTTGTATAGTGATACTTCTTTTGCTTTCCAAGCACCTACATGGCATATTCCGTTTACGTTAAACTTGTATTTTTTGTTTAACTTAGAAAGCTCCATTATTTTCCAACCAGCCATTAGCGAGTCCTACATTTCTCTAACGCCCAATCCCAATGCACCTGATTCTCTTCTTCGTTTTGCATGGCTGTATCTATCGCTTCTTGCCCAAACACCATTTTTTTAGTTTTTCCAAATTTATACATTAATTTTTCTGGTTGAAACTCTAATTTATCAGTAGTGAAAACGCACATATAAATATCGTCACCGCCCATACGATGTCTGCGGCTATATGTTCTGTGTCTAGATAGATGTAGGTGTTTAGCTTTTACAACTTCAGAGGGGTTAAATACATTTAATCCACTAATTGTTGCAAGATAAGAAATCATCCCATCGCATCCCGGTCTACCCATATAGAAATTGCCCTTGTCAATCATTTTTTTAGGTATCTCTGGCTTAAATATCCAAGCATCGTGAGAATTTTTTCTTATTCTAGCTGGTTGCTTAAAGCTGAGAGAGTTATCTGGCAATACGTCCCATCTAGTCAGAGATAAAAAGTGTCCACTAATATCAAAGTCTATTAGACTTAGCGTTTCATCAAAAGATATATCATTATTACATAAGATGCAATTTTCTCCTACTAAGTTTTGATTTGCATATTCAAATATATCAGAATACGTAGTTCTGCCTCCGGGTTCTATTTCTCGTAGTTGGATTTTATTAAATGCTTCTTTAGATAGGCTTTTTTTAAAATATGCACTCGGAAACGGGTCTTCGGGATTTATGAAGATAACAACAAGTTTTGTTTGGTCGATTCTACAGTTTACTTCTATGCTTTTATTTATTTCTTTTCTTCTGTTTTTATTTTCTGATCTAAAATATTCTGTAAGTATAACAAAATCATTCATCTAAAGAATCTCCATAGGGCTAGGGGTTCCCTCTTCGCCAGCGACATATTTTGCGGCTCTTTTTCCTATTGCTGGCCTTCCTCCAATAGAAGAGTCTTCGCTGATATGTTGGCAGCATGAAGGGTTGCAGTAATAGGTTTTCTTTTCTAGGTCTCTATGGATAACATACCCCAAAACAGTATCTAAATTTCTTACCAATTCAGGATTTTGCTTTCTGTCGGAGTATTGCTGTTCTGTCAACTGTGCTCGTACACCAACCCAATTTCTAGCTCTTTCTGTAGATATAACCTCCCTTAACATTGATGGCTTCCAAACTAAGCACATTGCACCCCATATAGATTTAGTATGTACTGGGTAGATGCCCCAAGGTTTCTTTTTTCCTTGTATTACACTGTAATGAAGAGGCGTGTATAGGGATAAGTACCCACAGTCCTCCGGCCAGTTATTTAGCACTCTTTCAGCAAGCAGCTTAGACTCTGGGTGTAAGGTTATGTCGTCCTGAACTGTCATTATCGCATCAGCATTTGAATCAAGGGCAAATTCTACAGCCTGTAACCAATTATGCCAGACACCTTTTTTCTGTTCGTTTTGTACGGTGATAGCGTCTGACACATAACTATTAGGCTCTGAGAAAACCACAGGACTATCCCACCCAGCTTCTCTGAGGCAATTAATTGTTGTTTGAAGTTTTGGCGTTTCCCTTGGGGCCGTAGTCACTACTACCGACCACTTGATGTTAGTCATTGCACATTCCTTGCCTGTAATCTTTAATAAATTCTGTAAACGAGGAGCCGCTAGTACCCCTAAAGCTATTTGCGTGTATACATGAAAACATGTCTATAACGGCAGATTGAATGGTCGTCATTCTATACGGCCACCTTTTGCTCCCATTTCCATTTCCCTTGCCTGAAATTTTGGAATAAGTAAATACCTTATCTCCAAATTTGTCTTTAAATAATTTTTGAGTGCTTAAATTATCTGTGGCTATAAACACTCTTTTATCACTAGAATCTATGAATTCAAAAAACGACTCATCGCTAGGTGGCTGGATTGAATATTTTCTTTGGACTGTGCCAATATCAGTTCTTCTGATGTGACAAGCGTTATAATCTCCATTGAGTTGAGATCGGATTTTGAATATCTCCGACTCTATTTGTTCAAGTGGTACAATGTCTAGTAAATATTTTTGATATTCTTTTAAGCTCAAGGGAAGTACGTGATTCTTATTGCATGTCTCTTCGTTTCTTCCCTTTATAAGATTCATCGTAACGGCACTATTAGCGGGTCTAGATTTTCTACGGTTTTTCAAATGTTTTTTGTAGATAAAATTAACACCGCTAATTGGATGAAATAATTCTGAATACTTCGCCCAACACTGAAAGCAATTTACCCAGTGAAACTCAATATCTTTGCCTTCGGCTTGGGAGATATTTCTATAGCTCGTGAAAAGCCTAAGTCTATTGCATAGACCACTATGGCTGTATAGCTTCATAGATCATTTGTATCCTTTCTCTTCACCTATAGATGACTTTAGGTGTGAATCTATCTTAGACTTTATTCTGTGTCTAGCGTCGTTTAGCGAGGTTAGCTCTCGGTATGTTTGGAGATTAGACTCTTGTTTTCTTACCGCTTCTTCGAGAACCCATATATCTTTGTTTACTTCCTGCAAGGCAAGATACATCTTCCTAACATAAATGTCATCATTCATAGTATTAAACTGGTCTAAGTTTCCAACAAACAAACAAACTTTGGCCTGTCTAACTGCCTTTTTCTTTTTTTCGTCACTAAAGTTTTCAAGTTTGATATTCAGTATAGAAAGTCTATCCAGAAAGTCCGCTGGAGAAATTTCAACCTTTATCTTTTTCACTTGTGCCCCCTTCTGCATCTCTTACGTTTTTAAGTATCTCTCTTACAACAATTCTATTATCTGAGTCGGGAAATTTATTTCTAATGACCTCTGTATGAATAATTCCCTTTTTAATTACACTTTTCACAATTATGTATTGCTCTGTTGATTTTGGTAACCAATCTTTATTTACTGCCATTTTAAAACTCCTAAAGTAAGGGGGTTTTACCCCCCTTTTTTGATTATTGATTAAAGTATTACTCTAAGCATCCTTTTTCTTTGTTCCATCTCATCCAGCCTTGGTCTGGCAACCATTTTCTATCGCTACCTTTTCCTTCAGACCTTTTAGGGAACATCGCCCCACCTTTTTTCATGAGTCCGAAAGCCAATTTAGCTCCACAGTCCTCACATCTAATTTCGTAAAACGCATCATCGTCTTTGTTCGTTCGAACTATATAACGAAGATTTTCGCTGCCACATTTGCCGCAATGAGTTTCTCCGAAAACCTCTTGAAACGAAGCTAATTGAGAAAACAAATCTACATGCGTATCTGCTTCTAGCTCGACTGTCATTTTACCTACTTGATGTTTTACTTTCATCTCTACCTCCAATTTGGATTATATTTGCCTAAATCTGTTTTATCGCCTTTTCCGCTTTGAATCTTGTTAAGATGTTCGATCATTTTTAAAGCCTTTTGCTTGGATACTTTAGAAATATCCTCAATAGGGTCTTTGCCCATATTTAAAAACGCTTGAACGTCAATGTCTGCCTGTTGACACTTTCTGTCAATAAAGTTAATTTGAGCAGAACTAATAACAGCTTCACTACTCCAGTCGTCTTCCAATGTAGTTTGAACCTTTTTAGATGTTTCTACTGACATTCTTACAATTGAAGCTACGTCCTTTTTAGCGAGTTCCTCAGCCGCTAAACACTTAATCCTTAGAGCCTTTCTCAATGCTCGTCCTTCCGCTCTAGTACTTGCCGTGGCTACTGGGTGAGCACAGAATAGATCATCTGTGTTTCCATGCCACACATCAGCAACGTCAGAGAATGTCCTCATTCTGCCTGAATTAAACCAGTCTATCGTTACTTCAAATACTACAGTTGCTCGTCCGGGTCCATCTGTATCCATCGCAGGGAAAACCTGACTTGGGCGACTTACAACGATGTCACCCAGCAGTTCTTCTGCTACTCTCCTAAGTCCAGCACATGAAACGGTTGGTTTTCCGTTGGGCATAGAAAAAACTTCACCCTTTTTAAACTTGGACATTACAAAGTCATCCCATTCATCGCCTCCGTATGCAGGCATGGTATTGCTTTCTCCAAGCTCTAACGATTCATCACTTTCCATAGATGCTACCATAGAATCACTTGGGTTGTCTATAAAAATACTTGTCGTTTCATCACTCATTGTTAATCTCCAATTCAATAAATCTTTTTCCTTTAGATGGGAACTTGTCCTTGATTTTCCCAATTTCTTCCGATACGAGACTCCACAGCTTACGCTCCACACTTTGAGACAAGTGCTTGCACATATATCTAACTCTGATTACGCAATAGCCAGCAGCAACCAACAGCCCGTTTTTGATAGCGTCCTGTTTGATTGTTTTCTGTAGCTTTACTTCACCAAATATAGGCTTAAAATGTTGAGGCCCATCTATCTCTATTATAGTCTTAATCTCAGGTAAAAACAAGTCAATTTCGTATTTTCCTTGAATTAAATTCTTCTTGTGTAGCACCACCTCAAAACCTTCAGCTTCTAAGTTTTTCTTCAAAGACTTCTCAGCCTTTGAACCTTCTATTGTAGTCATCCTCAAGGCTCTACCGGCACTTTCAAGCATTTCACGCTTTTTCTCAGGAGGTATATTGTCCCATCTTTCTTTTGATGCTTCAGATACGGCCTTCCTGTCCTCTTTTGACATGCTCTTCCAGTGCTTTGCTTTGCCTTCACTAATCTTACGTTTTTGCTCTTCTGACCTTTCTGTTCCTTCCGTTGGGTGCTTGGCACGCCCAGACTTAATAGCTAGAGCTTGAGCCTCTGATCTAGACCTTAATTTTACTCCATTCTTTTTTAGAATTCTTTCTATTTTTTTAGGGTAAGTATCTAGTTCTTTTGCTATAGAGTAGGTGCTAAAATTTTCACCGTACTTTTTAACCACGTAACTTTCGTTAATTTTGCTCATTGTTTACTCCTAAAAATTCTTCTAGTTGATTTCTGTTCCAGTCCTCGACTATTGCATCTACCTTTACGTTGTACTTATTTTCTAGTAACGCTTTTTGGTCAAGGCTTCTGGTGGCTATTTTAAGTCTTTTATCATTTAACATCCTGCAAGTCATATCATAATCAGTTGGAAAGTCAAGCTCCCACAAGTAAAAGTATTTGTCACAAGATGTGTGCGAATCTAATATAAACGCAAGATCGGAAAAGTTGGTAGCCACTAGCTTGCCAGCAAAATTTGAAATAAACGATATATTTTTACATGAAAACATAGGTTTGATTACTGGCGGTGAGGGTTGAAGTGTAAAGCAAGAAACAGACCTTTTTGGGTTTTTTGCTATTTCGTTAAATTCTTTTATCATGCAAAAGTTATTTTGTGATGCTGTCAAACTTCCGACTATTGTAGCTATTTCTTTCATTTTGTCAACTCCTAAAATTTAAAATACTCTGATCTCCACGTTCTTCCACCTGCCCAGTGTCGTAATATGGTGTTTTCTTTAATTGTTGGATTTATGTAAAACTTGTCCGACCCGTCTTCTTCTGGTATGTGAGTAACGTTCCATTCTGTTGGGAAAATTTCTACGTTTTCTAGTAATTCATCAACAGAGTATATTGTCTCAGACGAGGGATTTGAGTTAAATCCGTAGTTTGGTAGTTTTGCAAATGGCTCCCAGCTATGAAGTGGCAACCCAGTCATTGTGTACCACGATGCCTGCTCTCTAAAAATCTCCCACATGGGCAGCTTTGATATGGGGTGAAAGTGTTCGGGGGATGAATTATTTTTCATTCTTTCATAGAAGTCTTCATCTAGCATATTTCTAAGCATTTGTCTTGACCACTCATTAACCCTTATAGTGTAAGCACCCATACAGTGCGTGTTACACGAGTCAATAGCGTACCCAAAAGACTTACCTTTACTTGGCTCAAATGACTTTGTAAAATCAGCAATTGCTATGTCAGCATCTATGTGGGACACTATGTCGCCATCTTCTACAAATCCTTCTTCAATCCAATCATGTACTATCTTATGCTTTAACCATGTAGGGTTTCCCCTCCAAAAACTTCCGTCTTCTTCTCTTGGGAGCTTTAAAAACTCTATATATTCAAACCCGTGAATATCTGAGTATATTTTATTTGCCTTCGACATGTAGTTTACAAAAAATTGTTGCCTTGCATCAGGGTATTCTGCCATGCAAAAGAATATTTTTTTCATAGTTTTTTCCTTATTTATTGATTGCTGCCATAACTCATTGTATTCCCATTTCCTTCTTGATGTATTCTGCCACCCTTTTTCCGCGAACACTTTCAGCGTATTCGTAGTATCTATCGTTGGTAATTTCTTCGTTGTTTATTTTGTTAATAATATTTTCTATCGAGGCAAGAGAAAACTCTTCGACTCTAACTTCCTCCCATTGCTTTACGGGTCGATAAAACCAAAAGTCTGGCAAGTCGTAATTCATTAATGGCACGCATCCAAATTCCATAGATTCAAAAAATCTAAATGTTTCTGGACTTGCAGTCCCGTGAGGGCATATCGCAATTTTGGCATTGCTCATGATCTCGGAGTAGTCAAACTTTGAAAGGCCGTTGTTAAATCCTTGGTAAAGCCAGAAGAAGGACTTTAACGAACTGTTATCTACCTCGTTCGCTAACTTGGGTATATCTAATCTATTATATGCTATCTGACCTAAAAATACCACATCTAATTTTCTATCTTTTAAATTAGTTTTGCTTTCAACCTTTATGTCTTTAGATGGGCCGAGAGGTATAGGTCTCAGTTTTGAATTTTGCTGATAATCAGGGCAGTATTGCTTAAATATCATTTTAACAGAAGGGTCTTTAACTTCTTCTGGTGTCCTATATTGCTCGTCAGCGTTCATTAGTATTATTTTGTCGCCCTCTATTTCCGGCATCGGGTCTCCAAAGTTTTTTGCGATGATCGTATAAGGAGAGTCAGCTAGATTTTGCGATATTTCAGAAAACAGAGATTTTTCAAAATTATTTTCTGGGATTAAATCAATGTAATCACCCATGATTGACGACCTCCGATTTTAAAACGTTTATGTAGTATTCTACGACTTCTTTAATTATTTCGTCTGTAGACTTTGTGGGAGTCCAGCCCAGCCCATGTTTGATCTTTTCGCTGTTTGGAATTTTTTCAGGTGCTTCAGAAAACATATCGCCATGCAGTATTTTAGGGTCTACATGTGTTATGCTAGAGCTAGACTCAGTAAATTCTTTTACTTTTTGTGCCAGATACAAAATAGTTTCTTCGTTTTTCTCGTTGCCTATATTCCACTCTTGGTTCCATTTTGACTCTTCTTCTGCTTGAGAACACAGCCAAATACCGTTTACAATATCTTTAACCCAAGTAAATGCACGTATTTGAAGGCCATTAAAATAAACTGTTATATCCTTTTGTCTCAGTGCTTGGTCTGCAAATCTAGGTAAAACAAACCCACCGTCAACTAGCTGTCTTTCTCCAGTGACATTAAACGGTCTGATTATTTGGTATTTAAAATCTTTATCAACTTTACCAGTATTAACGACTGCCAGTTCAGCTAATAGCTTTGCGATAGCATATTCGTTTCTAACGGTGAATTCGCCGTGAAGAACTTTATCTTCATGTTCTTTAAGATAGGTTTTTTCTTCCCTATGACCATAAATTTCTGAGGTTGACACAAATATTAATGGACATTTATTTAATTTGGCACCTTCGATAACCTTGTATATATCGTCAATTATAATCTGTGCCATCTTACCAGAGTGTTTCAATACTCCAACTGGCCCAACGGGTGAGGCAAGATGTAGAATCATATCTAATTCTCCAATCGAATCCCAGTCTATATCCATTAGGTCGATAAGGCTCACTTGACACTTTTGAGCGATTTCACTATCTTCGCTTATACTGTTGGAAGTTTTATTGTCCACTACAATTAAATCCCAACCTTCTTCAATGCCCCATTTCTCTATACAGTGACTACCGATAAAACCTAACCCTCCAGTTATCAAGGCTCTTTTTGGTTTACTCATTAGTTTTATCCCTTACCTCTCTGTATTGAATTGAATTATTTATAAGAAAGTGATGCGTTCTAGACGGCCCTTGGTTGGGTCTTACTCCAAATTCTAGCCCTATCACTGAGTCATTCCAGCTTTTCCAGCTATCGACGATATCAGGTCTACTGTCGCCCAAGTCGAGAACTCTGTCTTCTTCTGCTATAACTTTTGTAATCGAACCCAGTCCGTTTACTTTGTTGTGATCGTCAATTACCCATTTTTTCCTGAAGAACGCTCCAGATTTTTCACCCTTTAAACCGTCTCTTGGCTGTAGAGGTGTTTTCCAGTGATAGTCATACTCTGCCTCGCATGATTCATAGTAAGCTAAATTTGCTAACTTTAATCTTAAAACAAAGTCGTCGTCTTCCCAGCCACCACCATAAAATCTTTGATCCCAACAACCAATGGTTCTAAGTAGTTGTTTGGAAAAGCCCATAAACCCAACACTGTACTGGGTTGCAGCAGCAAACCCATTTTCTAGGCATTGTAATATTTTTTCTACTTCATGTGGTTTTGGGTGCGTTCTATCGTTGATTAATATTACGTGCTCGGTTTCTGATGTTACCATAGAGTCATTTATCAGTTCAGAATACGTATCGTACCACTCGCGTCTATCAATTCTATTATTCCACTTTACACTAAACTTTTCTTCAAGTGGTTTTAAAGCCTCCATTTGATTTTCGACAATAGTTTTATCGCACCCACAATGCAAGCATATTGTAAATTCGTTAATCATTTTATTTCCTCGTTGATAGAGTTTCAATTATCTGTTTAGCTCTAGCTTCTGCGGTTCCATATTTCAATAGCCACTCTCTTTGATTCTTGATTCCCTCAAGATATAAGTCTGTTGGCTTTTTGTTTACTATAAGTTTATTTACAATATGTTCGAGTTCTTCTTTAGATGAATAAGACTCGCAAGGGATATTGACCGGAGAGCAAGTTTTGGGTTTTTTGTCATAATCTCTAAAAAGCAAATAGGCACCACCTGCCATTATTTCATAGTGCCTCAAAGAATCCCAGCCGCCTTTCATGCAAGTTAAACCGAAAAAAGAAGACTGTATATCATTATAATAGTCATTTTCTTCAGAAAAAACATATAAATTTCTAGCTGCTGGCCCTAATATTTGAGGCCCAAATAAAGCGTATGGCGGTGCAGTTTGTGCAAATATCTGAGTTTTTTGTTCAATGTTGATAGGTCTTATTCTGTGACTAGGAATCCCAAAGCCTATCGGGTAAACATCTTCCTGTTCAGAAAAAAGCTCCCTTTTAAAGCATGGAGTTTTAGATATATTTGAGTGGTCGTGACCATCTAGATACCACACTCCGTACTTTGCCAGCTTGTCTATTTCTGGATAGTTCTTGACACCGTAAGCGTCTGTAACTCCGTATAGCACAAAGTCTATATCAGATAACTCCCTATTTTCAATATCTTCTATGGGTTCTGCAAGTAGGCTAAACCCCCAACCGTGAAGCTCGTTTTTGGGTGACTCTGAAAAGTCTCCGTACATAATCTTCTTTCTGGGATAATCTATGCAGTCGCCCCCTAGCACCTTCCTCAATCCAACCAAAGTGGAAACTTCTTGGTAGTCTCCTTGAGATTTAGGGTCTGAGGTTGTTATGTAAATAATTCTCATCTAACACCTCCATTATATTTTTGGCACAACCCTCAAAAGAGTAATATTCTTGATAAACTTCCCTTCCCTTAGAAAGCATTGTATTTATCGTGTCATTATCGTAACTTTTTAACTTGTTTAACAGGTTGTCAATTTCTTCAACATGGCAAAGAACTCCGTAATCAGAAAAATTAACTTTGTCTTTAAATGGAATCCAAGGTTCGTCGTGTATGTATACCGGAATAGCCCCAGCTTGTAACGCTTCACATATTCTAAACGAGGTCTTTCCGTAACCTCTAGGACATAAAGCAAAAATTGAATCGCTCATCAAAGAGGTGAAATAACCCCTTGGAAGTTTCTCCGACCTTTCCATAACCAAAATTTCATCAGAGCCTTGAGGTATTTCTCTGCTCCACATCCACATTTTTTCGCGTACAGAATGTCTCCCAAAGATAGCACCTATAAAAGAAGCTAAAAATCTTTTACTTTTATTTTCGGGGTACGCTTGCTGGTTGCAATTAAGTGGTATAGCATAGTCTCCGACACCGCCTGAGCTAAATGTAACCAAATCCAAATGGCTAACATCGTGCTGTATCCCATCGTCCCATTGGCAGATAGTATAATACTTTTTCGATGTGTCGAGTTGATTCAAGTAGTTTTGAAGATCGCTCATATCTAGATTGCAATAAGATTTACTAATATAATAATTAGTCCAAAAAACATCAAGGTAATATCTTTGACTTTTCTCATGAAGTGCCGGAGGATTATAAACATTCCCAAAATATTCTTCAAATATACAATGGTTTGTTGGCGGGTTCTCATGATTTGTTGCAGTTCTGAAATTCAAAGGGTTTCTCCCATGTAAAATTTTGTATTCGGTTGCCAACTAGAGTGCCAAAGGTGACACGCCATACTGTGATGTTTTAGGTATTTATTTATAATTTCTAGGCTCACTTCATTTCTATAAAAAGCGGGGAAAGGATGAAATGTTTGAGATGGCATAATTAAAATGTCGTCTCTAAAAGCGTCACCGTTAAGGTATTTTAGCATAGATCGAGTTAGAAGCCAAGGCCCAGTTTGAAAAAGAACCCTACTTTGATCACATGAGATAGAACTATAACCCTTTTCTAAGTCCGGTTTACTTACTTCTTCTACGCACATTTTTACTATTGGATGATTAGGGCTGGATGCCATAATTCCATTATTTAATTGTACGGGTCTTTCTAGGCATATACCAGCATAAAAAGACCAACTGTCATGCAGGTATTTAAACTTTTCAGAGCAAGTGCATAAAAAGTCAGTATCTACGTAAAGCCCTCCCATCTCTAGGAGTATCTCATACCTAAGTATATCAGATTTAATCCCAAAACTTTTAGCGTTTGAAAAATTACTATAAGATGATTTGCTCTTCATAAAGGCTTCTGAGTCTTCATTGCCCCACAACTTAAATTCAAATGAAGGGTTTTTAGATTTCCAGTCTTCTATGTTGCCTTCATAAAATTTAGGAATATCATTTCCGAGCCATATAAAGTGAACAATTTTAGGTATAGGATTTTCAACTGCGTCCTGTTTAATTTTAGCATTGTCAAATATCTGCGATATTTTAATCCAGTCTGCATCGTCCATAGCGTGTCTAGGATTGAACAAAGAGGTTTCTATGAGGCATTTCTTTAAAAAGTTTGAAAAAAATTCATCGTTTAACATATAAAGCATCCCCCCAACTTTGAGACTGCCAAACAGCTTTAACTCTTGTAAAGCCTCTTTGGTCTAGAAAGTGATCAACATCTTCAATTTGGCAACAGTTTTCATAGACTTCATCTCTGTTAACTTCCACAATCAAAGAATCTACGTTTAGTAAGGTTTTTTCAGAGCCTTTTAATACGTGAAGCTCATAGCCTTGAACGTCAATGTTCATAAAGTTAGCGTCAAAAAACTCGTAATCGTCTAAAATGCAAACCTTCACGGTTTCCGTGTGCGTAAACGTCACCTCTGGGTGTTCCGTCAGGTGAACTTTCGGTTTTAATAATGAGCTAGATGCACCATCCCCGTTCTCAACTCCACCAGAGCGATGAGAAATATTTAATTCCATTTCGCCTTTCTCGCAACCAAGTGCTACATTGTGAACTGATTCAGTGGGTGTCAACTGACTTTTTATTATCTCGTACATTCTTTTTTGGGGTTCAAACATAATTGTGTCTTTAACCCCTATTGAGCGATACGATTCTAGCTCTTCACCTCTAAATCCCCCAACGTGAATTACTTTATTTATTGGAACTATTTTGTTAATTTCAGCAATGTTAAAAACCATATTTAAATTACTCCTTTCATTATGTCAATTTCTGTGTGTGGGCAATCTATGTGTCCTATTGGAATCTTTAAGAAGTCGATTCTTTTCCCTTGTTCGTATAGTCGAAGCATCTCATCGGGAGAACAGTAGTAAGTGTCTCCTGACGAGTTACTCTCAAAATTTCCCGAAACTCTATTGTTTGGACTGTTAACGTAAGAGCTTTCAAGTGAGCTAGACATCCACTGGGTTGTCGAACACCAAACCGCCTGTAGTCCAGCTTCGTAGTCGTTTGGCGTTTGGCACTTCAGTCCATTATGAACTGACAGGGTGCATATCGAGTCAGTCCAATCAAAAATATCATTATACCTAAAGGCGTGACCGTCAACAGAGTGAGAATAAGACCAGTAGTTACCGTAGAAGTGTGCAGTTTTATCCCAATACAAGACTCCATTTTCCAAGTCCACTCTAGACTTTTGTGGAATTTTACAAACTTGGTCAGGAGCACTCTGCCCCTGATGCTCTCTACGTACCACATTTAAACCCATACGCATAGAATAAGTTACAACATTAGTATTTTGCATAACCTTTTCTATAATTCTAACGTCTTGCTCTTTAAACATTATTCCGTCATCAGTAAAAAAGCAAACAAGAGGGTTTTTGTTTTCTCTTGAAAGTATAGACCACGTACATTTAAACAGGTTTTTATCTGTCTGTTGCGAGAAGTTAACCTCTGGATGTTCAGTCTTTAACGTTTCAATGCTGTTCCGATATTTTTCTGAGTAGTTTTCTATTACAGTTATAGTAATTGCGTCTGAGCCTACAAGATTTTTCTTTATAGACTTCAGGCAGAGATCGAGTTGCAAGGGTCTGTCTTTGCTAAATATAATCGTAGTAATCACTTAATCTTTCCTTGTTTGCGTAAAACCATTCAATTGTGTGAACCAACCCTAAATCCAATGGGGTCTCAGCTTGCCATCCCAGTTTTTCTTTTGCTAGACTTACATCTAAGCACCTTCTAGGTTGACCATTTGGCTTTGTGTTGTCAAACTCAATAATCCCTTTGTAGCTCATAATTTGTGCTATTTTATTTACCAAGTCTGAGATGGATATTTCTTGTCCTGTTCCTAGATTGATTGGGTCGGGAGATGTTTCTACTTCCACTGCTTTAACGATTGCGTCAGCACAGTCAGATGCGTACAAAAATTCTCTACTGGCAGTTCCATCGCCCCAAATTGTGATCTCTGGGTCTACCATTGTGTCCATTGCTTTTGCAATTTTTAAAATTAGAGCAGGAATAACGTGACTACTTCTTGGGTCGAAGTTGTCGTCCATTCCATACATATTGACTGGAATTAAATTACAAGAGTTGAACCCGTATTGATTTTTATACGCTATAAGCATTTCCATCAGAGTTTTCTTAGCGATTCCGTATGGTGCATTGGTTTCCTCTGGGTAGCCATTCCACAGATCGCTTTCTTTGAAAGGAACAGGCGTGAATTTAGGGTAGGCACAAACAGTGCCAAGCATTACAAACTTTTCTGTTCCGTACTGCCTGCACCCTTCAATAAGGTTCATTCCCATAGCCAAGTTGTCGTATAAAAACTTTCCGGGCTGCTCCTGATTGATTCCAATTCCCCCACAAGTTGCAGCTAGGTGGATAACCTTTTCTGGCTTTGTTGAGGTAAGAGCATGAAACACTTGCTTCTTGTCTGTTAAGTCAAACTCTCTTTTGCCCTTTAGTGGGATCACATCGTGCTGGGCGTTTTCTAAAGCTCTGCAAACAGCCTTTCCTAAAAATCCATTCGCTCCAGTTACTAATACTCTAGTCATCTATTCTTAAACTCCTTTAATATTTCCATCGCTCTAACTTGATTAGAATGATTTTTCAAAACAAAATCCCTACCCTTCGAGGCAATAGCATTTCTCTCAGAGTCATTTTTAAGGTAATGATCAACTTTCTCTTTAAAGTCTTTTGGGGATTCTGCAATTACAATGTTGTCGCCAAACATTTTATATCCCTCTACATTATCGCTAATACAGAACCCTCCAGCACATAAAACTTTAAATATTCTTTCATTTACATCAAATCCAAATTTCTGTGCGTGAGGCTCAGAAAGATTAGGGCAGATTTTAGCTGAAGCAAATAAGTCTTTTACTTTATCGTCCTTGATTAGTCCGCAATATTGATTTACATACCAGTTTTGATTTCCAAAAATTTTAACATTGTACTCGCCAACATTTTCAAGCAGTGGGAAAAGGTAGGGTTCTATTACTTGTCCCTTGTAAGGCCAGTACCCGCCAACAAAACCAATGTCACATGCGTAGTTAGGGTCTGAAGTTGGATTGGAGTAAGAGTCTACATCTGCACACATCATTATAGAAGCGGCTTTAACTCCAATGCTTTCGTAGTAATTATGAGTTTGCTCCAGTGCCTCTTTTGGGTAATGAATGTGAACGAACGAAATTTGACCAGTTTCACCTTGCAATCTTTTCAAGGTTTCAATTTCATCTTTCGTCGCGTAAAGTATATTGTAAATACTTTTGTCTACTTCTTTTTCATGGTCTCCCCAGTCTCCTGCACGTAGGCCAACTTTTAAATGCGGTCTTTCTTTTATACATTTAATAACTGCTGGAGTCAAGTTATATAATTGCCCCAAAAAAATATCTGGCTCAAAACTATCGAAAGCGTCAAATGCTGGAACTGAATTGCAGTCCCACAAAGCAACTGACACTCCGTGTATTTTTGAAAAAGCGTTAGCCCAAGACTGCCTCTGGTAGTAATGAGCATGGTATCCATCGCTAGAAATTAATATCTTCATTTTTTGCGTCCTTTATTGTGTCGATTTCCAGTATTTTCATGTGTTTAGGCTCTATACATTTAAATGAGCCACCATCAGAAATGATTTGATTTATTAGTTCGAATGACAGCATCTTTTTGTCTGTTTCGTCAAATTTATTAAATATATTCCTAAGCAAAGACAATTCTTTACCAGTAAAGAACGCTATCTGGCACCATTTCTTTTCAAGTCCGTAAGATAAAACCGAAAGCTTGCCATCAGATTCAACTAAGCCAACTTCGTTTTTCTTCATCATTCCCGTTGAGTCTACGACAACAAAAGATTCATGGTAATTTATTTCAGCCAATAAGTCTCTATTAAAAACTAAATCTCCGTGAAGGAAAACAAAGTTAGAAGTTACAGAGGCGTTAAATGCCAGTCTCAAACTTTCTGAATTATTAGTAGTTTCGTAAAGTTGATTTTCAATGATTCTGGTTTTTTCTCCGATTTTTTTAAAAACCCTATGAGGCTTGCAACCTACAACGGTCATAATATCAGGCTTATCAAAGGCAAATTTTATAGCATCCAACTGCCAATCAATTATAAGTTTATCTTTAATTTTTATAAGGCTTCTAGGCTCGCATGATTTTATTCTAGCCCCCAGCCCAGCGTTAAGAATGGCGACAGATACATCCTTTAGCTTTTTTGAGTCTTTAGAGGGCAATATCTTTGCCGTATTTCTATCCATTGATGCCCCTTATAACTTTAGCGTTTTCGTTAAATATCTCTGGTGTCATTTTCATGGATTGATTTCTACCGTGTTGATTTGCGTAACCTAAATTTTCAGGTACGTGAGTCATCAAGCAAACGTTTGAAAGCCTCAGCCATAAATCATAATCTTCTGTACAGCCTATAAATGGCTGACTGGCTGGCCCATGTAATTTACTATTGTAAAATTCTCCATTGGGCAAAACAATCATTTCTAAATATTTTTTCTTGATCAAGGAATTGCTGTGGACTATACATTCACGGTGAAGTAATCCCTTGTCGTAGGCTTTTTTAAATTCGCGTTTAGTGTAAGCAGGAAAAACATTTTCGTAATCAGCGTATGCCACTCCGACCTCATCGTGAGCGACAAGTTTAGTTACCAGTTTTTCGACTTTTTCTGGCCGATAGCCATCATCAGCATCTAGAACACCAATAATATCAGCCCAGTCCCAACACATTCTAATAGCCACGTTACGAGCAACACTAGCACCAGAGTTTTCTATATTTAAGATTTCGACTTCAATCTTGTCAGTATTAAAATTTTGTATTTTCTCCCAAGAATCGTCGGTTGATCCATCATCTACGACATACAGGCGAAGCTCACCCTTGTATGTTTGATTTGCAATACTTTCCATAGCCTCAATAATATAGTCACCATAGTTATAATTAGCACAAATAATAGCAACTTTAGGTAAATTATTCATTGTTAAATTTCTCCCATGTGAGAAGGCACTCTTCATTGCTTCTACTTGCGGCATCTCTAACCTTTTCGATAAACGGCCTACTGTCAGAATATTCGTCGTTAAAAACTTTTGTTTTATTTCCGTTCAGAAACTTAAAAAGGGGAGTGTGAAATAACATGCCATCTGACCCACTGTAAGGCTCAACAAGCGACAATCTTTTAAGTTCTATGTTTACCCGATTGTGAACCCTTTTGATCAAGTCTCTAGCTACAGGCTCGCCAGAAGTAGTAACGTACAGCCATCCGTTTTTAGCATGGGTAAATGCTTCGTCCACAACTCTATCAACGTTAACAAACTTAGCCTGCATTTGTACTATATGGAACTCTGTAATATCCCAAGTAAAATTTGATGTTAAAAGATTGAAAATTTCTTCGTTGTATTCAACTCTGTCGTTAATTACAGCAACATATCTCGCTGGAACCTCCTCTTGATTCGCAATGTCCTGAATTGTTTTTTCTAAATCAACGATTGGATTTTCCGATTCTGCATTAAACTTTACAAAAAATCCAACACGAGGATGTATTTCTTCTAATACATGCAATTTAGGGTCTTGATAATCATCTATTTCATCTAGCCATTCTTGCGGTCTATAGGTAGTGCAAAATCTTTCTAGCTTAAACCAATCCTTTTTTTCTTGAACTCCTAATTTTTCAGCCCTATCTAGATCACACCCTGTTTGAACTTTATTGTCATCTAGGTCTGCAAATACGCAGTCATCGCAACTTGAGTGGACTTGTAATTCCTGAGTTGTTTTATTTTCTGGTTCGCTCATTAGTTTCCTCCCGACTGAGATAGACCTGAAACTCTTTGCATCGCCACTTGAACGATAGGCTCGGTGCTAAAATTGACTTGCTTTTCAAGTCGTACGCCTAATTGGTTTTCAATTGACTCGACGTAAGATAAAAGTGTCTCGTAATCAATACCAAAAGATCGACACTGTTGAATATCTGAAAATATAAAATTGTTAAAGTCATTTAAGGTGATATTACCTTTTGTCATCTCCCTAGAAAGTCTAGGAATATCAAATGTGTTGATTTGCAGCACTCCACCTAATCTAATTTTAGACACAAGGTGAGCGAGTACATCTCTAAAGTGTTCGGGCTTGCAGGTCGAGAAAAAGTTGTCGCAGACTAAAAGTCTACATTCTGAAGGCTCGCACTCCATGTCTAGCTCTGCAAGGTTGTAAACTACCTTTTCCGTAACCTTTCGAAGTTCCGCAGTTTGTAAATTGTATGGGGTAATAGTAACTCTCATTATATATTCCTCGTTAGTTTTTGGTGACAATTTCTTTAAAGTGTAAATTCCAATCGCTTACAAATCTCTCCATGTTGAAGCATTTATTTACCGTTTCCTTCGCTTTTAAGCCAATCTGTTGAGCCTTGTCTTTATCTTGCAATAACTCTGCACAAAAAGATATTAGCTCATTTGGATCGTTGCTCAGATATCCATTTACGCCATGTTCGATAATCTCTGGGATCATGCAGTTGTTGGTTGAAACAATCGGTAGCCCGCACGCCATAGCCTCTAGCATTGAAGTTGGAACGGGCGAAACTAAAGAGGTGTTCAGGTAAAGAGACGCTTCTTGGTACAGAAATCTTAGATGTTCTTTAGATTCAGCGGCACTTGAGAAGTTGGGGTGAGATGTGCATTTTCCAACAACTCCACACGGCACACTCTCGCTAATCGCACGCCACAAATTAAAACCACAACACCAATCTCTTGTAGGAAATTCGTTTACCACTGAAATACAGTGAGGTTTTTTGGCCGCACCAACTTCCTCGCCCCAAAACCCTACGTCAATTCCATGCTCGATAACTTTAGCAAAGGGATCAACACCCCATTTGTTCTTGCTGTAATTCGATATAAAAACATTTGAATTGGGCCATTTAAACACTTCCAATTTTTCATTCGAGTTTGGCTGTGGTAAAATATGCGTTAAAAGAATTACGGGTGCTCCAAAGTTTTTAGATATTTCCATAGCGGCGGGCATATGGCTTTGGTGTTGTGCTAAGATCAAATCAATCTTTAGAGTGTTGGGGATCATTTTAATTTGATGGTAGTTACTAGGAACTTCACCGTATTCTGTGTCCCAAGTTTTACCACCTATATCCAAGGAGTAAAAATTGTGACCAGTTTTACAAAGTCCTTGCTCATATCGCTCGTGAGTGGCGAATGTCAAAATATTCAACTCGCTCAAATCTTTGCGAAACATGTAAGAGCTAATCGTTTCATGTGTTGCGTTATACATTTTTTCCCTCTAGTAAGTTTTGTATATTTTGTTTCATTGCACGACCAACAGATTTAAAGCTAAGTAACTCATGCCAGCTAGAATCTACTTTTTCTATTGGCGTTTCGTACCTTTCTCTCATTGCCTTTCTTAGTTCCGTAACGTCGATTTCATTCCAAGTTTGATGTGCCGTCTGTAAGAACGGCATAGTGTCTAACGCACCAAAGCAAGGCTCAACCCTTGACGGAACGAGCTTCATTAGTTCGTTTTCGTGAGGCATTAACTCTGTTCCCTCTGCCGATATAACGGGGATATTTAAAGTCATAGCCTCCCAAGCTGGGATGCACCATCCCTCTGCTCTACTTGGAACTACCAAGCAGCTACACTGAGATAAAACGCTATAATAATCTTTTTCTTCCATCATGCCCGCTATAAAAATCTCTTCAATGTAGCGGTTTCTAATTTTTAAACCCGCCTTGATTTGATTTGCATACTGCTTCAAGGTATCTATATCTACGCCAGATGTTTTTATAAATAAGTTAACAGGCTCGCTTGGGTCGAACTCTGCATGAAAAGCCATTAAAAGTGCTTTTAAATTTTTTCTTTCTACAAACTCACCCACGAACCCGAAGTTAAAACGGTCAACCATTCTATCTATCTTGCCGCCCATCCCAGATAAGTAAAGTATCTTGTCTGCGTCAAGAGGAATTGGAACAACTTTGATAGGTGTAGTCACGCCGCTAGAAAACGCATCTTTTTTATTTTTTTCAGTAGCAACCCAAAGCTCGTCCATCATATTTAATTGTGCAATCCACTCGACTGGAACAGAGTTGGCCTCAAAATAAAACACACCAATATTTTTATATCTACTGTCATAGCTATAAAGATTTGGAAGCGTGTGCTGAATACAAACGTCTGGAGTACCATCAAGTTTACCATTCTTGGCTTCTAGCAGAAGCATGGCTTCGTTTTTGGTTTCGTAGCTACCATTGAATGTTATGCTTTTAGGGTAGACCTTAACTCCATCTGCCATTGATAAGGATAGAATATTGGCCCTTGCTGCGTTTCCCCAGCCAGTGCCGTCATTGTAATTTCCTATATACAAAACTTTCATTGTGAGAATTTCCTTTGATTTGATTGGTGTCTGGCTGACTCCCAGCCATTTAACTGATTCCTAAAGTTAATCATTTCTTCTAGTGCTTGATCAATTGAAAACGGCTGCATACTTCCGTGACTTTTATTGTGTGACTCATTAAAGTAAAAGTCTTTGCTGAGATTTTGACATTTGTACCCAAACGTGCAATCTTTTATAACTTTTCTCCAAAAGAAACTTCCTATCCACTCCGGCTTGTGAAGAACGTCAGTAAACAAGAAGTTAACCTTGTCTAAAATAGACACTCTATTTTCCGGTATATGTCTAGCAGGCTCGAAGATTCTAGGCGGGGATAGCCAAGTGCTTTCTATTGGTGTTAGTTGTATTTTGTCAAAGTGAGACTTCCACTTTTCTGCTGTTTGCTTCCAGCTATACGCTTTCAATGCGTTGTCTCTAATCTCAAGTCCACGCTTTGCGTTACCCTGCTTTCCCAGTCTAATCAAGTTTGTCATAACTTCAACAAACTGTTTGTTGTCTGGTATCGCCCTGTCGCAACCAGTTTCACATTCCTTGTAAAACGACAAAGGTTGAATTGGAATTCCATCAATGTTTTTAATGACAGACTCCATCGCTGAATAGTTAACCGAAACAACGGGCAATCCACAATACGCAGCTTCTAGTTGAGGCATACCAAAGCCTTCGCTATTTGCATACTGAACGTAAACGTCAAATAAGTTGTATATTCCGGCCAACTGATTGGAGTCTATACTATTTGAAATACCAGCGAGTTGATTGGTAAAGTTTCCACAGCTTTTGCAAACTTGAACGCCATCGTTAAAAAAGTCAGCAGTAATTGCACCACAGGTTTTACATTTGTATGTAAATAGCACTCTACTTGACAGATTGTAATCATTTAACAAGCTTGGAATATCCCATCCGATATCTGGATAGTATGTATGGCAATAGAGAAATATATCATCTCTGTGCGTTTTGTCTAGTATTTTTCTAAATGACGCAAATAAATCTGGGTAGAGCTTTCTTTTCTGGTTCCTCATGACCGTGCCGATTATAAAAGAATCCCCAGATAAACCAAAAGATTCTTTGTGCTCATGTTTATTTAGCGGTTTGAAAATTTCGGGGTCTGCCGATGGAGAAGCTATGTCAATAAATTTAAGGTCGTCACATTGGCTTTTCAGTACGTCTCTGCCAAATTCAGAATATGTAAAAACTGAATCAGCAGAAGCGTAAGTGTTTACCCATTGAGGGTCTTGAGGTTGAGCGTCAACCGTTGGCATAATAGACCAGTGGAAAAAGTCTCTAAATGGAGACCTTTGCTCAAATTCGAACATCCACCAGTCTCGAATATCCATGACTACATCTGGCTGAAAATCTAGCAAAACAGCATTAAAAGTCTGGTCGCCAAACTGAGCGGCTGTATTTCCAGAGTAAGCAGCAAATTCAGCATCCTCTTTTAAGGGTTTGTTTGGATACACTTTCCACGGAACATTATTAATTGCTTGATTGTTTCTGTCTACATAGCACGATAATTCAGCTACTTCAAAGTTAGGAACTTTAGATAAGTAGCCAAGTACATTTTTTGTGTAAACGGAATATCCTGTGCTTAACTCGCTAAACTCTGTAACGAATAATATTTTAGTTTTTCTCATGGCTGATCCTAGTGAATTATTTTGAAACTTGTAATTCGGAAGTATGTCATTGACGACTCTTCTCCATTGCCCCCTAATTGAACTTGGTCGTTACGTGCGACAGATTCTACCGCCATCAAGGTTCCCGTTTTTGCGTATTTTTGAATAGCAAGAGCAGCGGAATCCCAAGCCTCAAGCTCTACATAGGTTACATTTCTCTTTTTCTCTCCACCAGACGACCTTCTAAACTCTTCTATTTCTAGCTCGAAGTTTACGACTGGAACACCATTTTCTTCATGTAGGTCGATTTCGTTCGAAACCAAACCCAAAAAACTACAATTATTCATAAAAACCTTTCAAATTTGTGAAACTTTATTCAATATAAGGGAATTACCATCTCTACTGGACACTGTTCCGTTTATAAGAACCGTGTTTCCTTCGGTCAACAAGTTTTTATTCTTGCTATAATCTTCTGGGAAGGCAGTAACATCTAAAGACCCACTGCTATCTTCAACTGACAAAAACGCCATAATGCTTCCAGCGTTTTTACCTTTTTTTGTTTCATATTCTCTAACTGAGGCTATAGAAACAGCAATAGAAGTTTTCCCAATTATAGTACTATTTTGTACGTCTTTGCACATATTTTTTGCTAAATTTGATTTTATTGAACCGTCTACTACGCTGCAAGTTAAAGAGCATCCGATTATTCTATTTTCTAAGTTTGCTATAGTCCAAGCGTGATCATCAGTTGAGTAAGGAGGGTTTTTCAAAGATTCAACTAAATCAAGTAATTCGGAAACCTTTTTAGGTTGAACTATCACCCTACCCCCACTACATTCTTTTGCTATGTATTTATATTCTGTCGAATCTTTGCTAGAAACGTATTTATATTCTAGTGCCAATGAAATCCAAGCGTGTAAATCATCAAACGCCCCAGAGTAATGTTTGTACAGATTAACAATGTGCTTTTTGATTGATGCAGATAGAGAGTTCCACACTCCGTATTCATAAAGCATTTTATTTCTTTGCGTTTTATTGTTTTTGCCGTTAAACGCACCAATTGAAATCAGTGACTCAATAGTTCTTTTGCCTAACTTTTCGCCCTGCTTAACTCCACCAAACGTAAACAAACAATCAAGCCAAGTAAAAGAAGGAATATCTTTTGTTTTTCCTAGCTTTTCTATAATTTGCACGTCTACCGCAGAAACATTTTTAGCGTTAGAAATACCAAAATAAATAACATTTTTATCCTTGTCCATAGTAAAATCAGGAAACAACCTTGAAAGGGAAGGAGGGTAAACCTCAATCCCGTGATTTTTGGCATCCATAACAAACTCTTTTACATCATCGCTATCTTTTGCGTGATTTAAATAAACCTCAAAAAACTTCAAGGGTCTATGAGCCTTGCAGTAAGCACTTTGGTATGTATTGACAGCGTAAGCAATGCCGTGAGATTTATTAAATGCGTATCTACTTGATTTTTCAATCCAAGAAAAAATTTCTTCAGCTATTTCTTCCGAGACAACACCTTGCTCTCCAGCACCAGATATAAACCTTTCTTTAACTTCAAGCATTAACTTGGCTTTCTTTTTACCAATGGCTTTTCTTAGGTTGTCAGCTTCTTTCAGGTCGAACCCAGATAAAACCTTGGCTATCATCATGGACTGTTCTTGGTAAACCAAAACACCATAAGTCTCTGAAAGGGTAGACTCCAAGGACGGATGATGGTATTTAGAGGGTTCTTTGCCTGACTTTCTGTCAACATAGGTTTGAGTCATAGACTTGCCATCCATGATAGCCTTCAAGCATCCCGGTCTAATCAGGGAAATCAAAGCTGATAACTCTGTGATACTTCTAGGTTTAACCTTTTTAGCCCAACTGGAACCAAGCTGACTTTCAAGTTGAAATACGCCTTTGGTTCTTCCTTCGCTGATTAAATCCCAAGTTAATTTGTCATCAAAATCATTAATATTAAAATCGTTCACTTTAACCTCTAAGTTATATCAAAATTTCCGTTAGCAAATGCGTTCTTGAATTGAACCTTGTTGTTGTCAATAATATTTCTTTGTAGCTTCAAAAATCTAATTAGAATATTAGCAGTATCTTTCACGTCTTGCAACGCATCATGTGCATTTTCATTAGGCATACCGAAGTACTCTCTTAGGTAATCCATGTTGTACTTATTTACCTCGGCATGATTTTCAAACCAGCAGTAAATATGCTGCATCAGGTCAATTCTATGAATTGGATGAAAGATTTTTTGTTCTCCATTTTTATCGCTCGTTGGCCCGTACTCTTGACAAAGCCTGTCTACGATCTTCATATCGAACCCATTAATATTGTAACCCGCAGCTATTGGTGCATACCAAGGAGTTTTCTTGAAGTTAAACTGATCGCAAAACTTAGCGAAGTTTTTCCACACAGTCTTTGGCATTGGCCCTTTGGCAAGACTAGCCCTAGTCCTTTTTGTTACTTCTAAAGCACCTTCTTCGATTGGATCAAACCCAGCAGCGATAGCTTTATCATCATTAGTTATGCACCTCATAGTACTTTCAAAAATACCGTTAGGCTGAATCTTGAGTTTTCTTGCATGAATAGCCACGGCAGCAATTTGAGTGGGTTGACACTTTTCTGCGTTTCTTCCTGTCGTTTCAAAGTCAAAAACAATTATATCACGATAATTCATGTTAGCCACCCTTTTTTGAAATTTTTATAAATAAATCTGTAGCATCGCCCAAGTCTTGGAATAATTCGTAAACCTTTTCTTTTTCACACCACACTTGGTACTTGCCTTTAGGTATATAATTACCCATCATAACATCTTCCAAGTTGCATATAGACGCACCCTTTCTATTGACGATAGAGTACCCGTGATAAACAACAGACATGATGTCTTCTTTGCCGCTAATAACTTTCATTGCAAATCTCCATAATTTTAGTTAAAACATTTAAACCTAGAATATCAAACTTAACATGCCCTTGACTTTCTAAATCTTGCATTTCAAATGCTGCTACTGGATCACCAGATTTATTATCAATTACGGGACATATATCACTCAGTTTGTTTTTTGATATAACAACTCCACAAGCGTGGGTGCTTTTACTCTTTATAGCACCCTCTAGTTTAATCGCTAAATCAAACTCGTGAGACAAACTACCCTGAAGTTCGTCGTCGCTGTTAATAAAACACCAAGACTTCAAATTGTCTGGGTTGTTTTTTAAAGCCCACATAATAACTGAGCTTTCGCCAGAAGCAGAAATCTTATCTGAAATTTCCTGAGTTTCTGGAATCTGATCCGTGATTTCATTCATCTCTGAGAAACCCACAGAACCACACACACGCAAAGATTCTTTTAATGCTGACTTTCCCTGAAGCCTACCAAAAGTAATCACCTGTGCCACTTTATCTTCTCCAAACAGGCTCTTGATGTAATCAATAACTTCATCCCTGTGAGAAGGGGGAACGTCCAAGTCAATATCTGGCAAGGAAATGTTGTCTTTGGTGTTTCTACCTTCGTTATAGAATCTTTCAAACAAAAGATCGTTCTCGATTGGGTCTACATTAGTAATTCCTATAAGGTACGATACTAGCGAACCCGCAGCAGAACCCCTTCCGGGACCAACAATCCAGTCTCTTTCTCTAACGTATCTAACAATATCTTGAACGATTAAAAAATAACCTGATAGTTCAGCGTTAAATATAACATTCATCTCTGATTGTATTCTGTCGAGATAAGTCTGTTTGATTTCTTCTGTAGTTAAAACATCAGAAGTCAACTTAGAGGCCCAACCTTCTCTGCACAACTGCTTGAGGTAATCGTCTTGAGACATTCCGTTTGGACATTTAAATTCTGGAAGCATAGGCTTTGCCGTGATTTCATAATCCTCGCAGGACTCAACAATTTTGGATATTTTGCTAAGTTGATCTTCTTGTATATTTGCCCCCAAGTAAAAATTACTAGAGTCAAAAAACCTTTGATTGTTAGACTCTTCCCATCTTTCTTTGTTGATCGACCTCATCTTTTTGAAGTTAGTTTTCATCCCAGAAAGAACCATAACTCTGTGAGCTTCAGCATCAGTTTCGTCAACATAGTATGTTCCAGTCTCTACTATTTCATGAAAGTTGCTTTTAAACATCTTACTTAAAACGTTTGACAGGTTGTCCTTGGGTTTATCAGACTGGCAATCTCTGAAAACCACACACGCGATATTGTTTTTAGATGCCATAATCTTTAAGCTGTCTAGCTTTTTAAAGTTTTCTGATTGAAAATCTGAAGTAAACTGAATCAACTCAAAATAACCCTGCTTGTTTTTAGCAAACAAAGAGAAGTCATTGAAGTCGCAACCAATTATTGGTTTGATTCCGTTGTCCTTGCAAGCCTTATGAAAAGCTGGCACGCCCGACACGTTCTCGATGTCGTTAATCGCACATGCTTGATAGCCATTTTCCTTGCATCTTTTTGCAATGTTGCCGCATTGACAAAATCCTTTCTGGATGCTGTAGTCAGTTTTGACATTTAGTGGAGTATATTCGCTCATTTTCTACCTTAATATTATCCGGGAGCCTCGTAAAAACCAATATTGAAATCAGGTGCAGTATATTTTTCTAAAACAACATCCATTCCATCTTCTTTAAGTGATTGCTCTACAGACTTGCACATGCAAGAGCTTTCACCTTCAAACTTATTTTTATAAAAATGACACAAGTACTTACATTTTGGGTCTCTTCGCGTGGGGTCAACAGGCTTTGGGGAAATATTATTTTTGATCTCCCCCACTCTGTCTTTGAGCATACCTAAAAACCTTTCTTCATCACTTTCATCAAAGCAAAAACTATAAGGTACTGGGTCTGGATTGCCTTCTGTGTCCTTGTAAAAGAATATACTCATGATTCTGTATTTAAAATCTGGAAACATTTTAGACATCGCGTAAAAGTAAAGCAATAACTGTGGGTCATTCTGCATCTTTTCGTATGTCTTTTCTTCTCCTGTTGCCCAGTTTAAACGGCGACCACTTTTCCAGTCAACCACTTCGATTGTATCTTCTTTGACTAAAGTCACAAGGTCAATCGTTCCCTTGATCGCTAGTTGACCCTTTTGTTGATTGCCTTGTGCGTCAATAAAATCAAACTTAGCCCATTCTTCTTCAATCGGTATATCAAAGTGAGGTTCTGGATAATAAATATTTCTCAACCTTGGATCAAATTGACCGTCATTCCAAGTTAAAAAAGTTTCTACGGTCTGTCTAACCTCCGCTCTTTCCTTGCGATAAAATTTATGTCGCGAACCCTTTGCGTAATCACCTATTGCCTTTTCTGTCAACTTATCAACTAATTCACTTGTGTGTAGCTTGTCTTTGTGTTCTCTTATTTTACCGCACTTATCGTCGTTTACAACTAAAAATTTCTTTCTTGGGTTATCTTGTTGGAATTTTTTTAGACCAGCCAAAATTTCCATAACCTTGTGGGCCATAGTTCCCATATCTGCTTTTTTACCGCTATTGGATCGCCAACCTAAAACATAAGTTAGAAAATATTGCATCTGGCAAAAGTCGTAATTGTTGTACGACGAACTTCTGATGTATGTTACTATCATTATTTACTTTCTTGTTTTGCTGTTATGGATACATTTTCCTCAAGCCATCCCCATTTCTCAATGAACTTCATAACTTCCATGCTCGTGTCTAGAATTGACAAGCCCGAATTATCAATAACTGCGTCAAATTTATCCAGATGATTACCCAACTCATTTTCCGAAGAATGGCTGTCTTCAGAGTCTTTATTTCGATCTAAGTAGATAACTTTTCCCCCAACCTTTTGAATTGCTTCTAGTTCATTTAAAAAACGGACATCATCAATTGTTGCGATTAGAGATTCTTCAGACTCAATATTGTCAATACAGTATTTAGTCCAAATGTCTTTGTACATGTTACGCATAATGTCTGTACCCAAAAACTGTAAAAACTCGCGAGCGGTCATTGACCCCTTTTTCTTGCCGAATTTAGTTTTTGATTTTGGCATGTTCTCCCACCGCAAATGTTCTTGCTTTTGTTTTTTCTGTTCGCCAGTCCCGTACAAGCACTCTTCGGGTACGTTAAAAAGATTAAGAACCAATTGCTTTAGAGGTTCAGCAAAAGAATAATTTTTGATAAAAGGCCACATGCTATAAGCTGCCCATTCCGCAAATTCGTAGTCCTTTCGATTAACGTCGATCAGGGCAAGTTTTTGCTCTATTTCTTTTTCGCTTTTCATGTCCTCTGTTTGAACAAGTAGTTTTCCTTCTTTGCTCAATCCAAAATCGCTAATGATTCCTTGTGCTCTCATCTGGTATCCGTGCAGGAAGTTTGCACATGTGCTTTTACCAGACTGTTTTTTACCCGCAAACGCTATAATGTTCGTCATTGATTATTCCTTTTAATAATGGATAAATTTCACTTTTAATTTCTTGAACTGTCATACTGCCTACATCCCACTCGCTCTGAGGTAGACCTGTAGACTTAAACCAATCTTTTAAATTTGGCCTAATATAATTAAATCTTCTTCCGCATTTATTTACTATATCTTTGTAAGCTGTGTCGCCAGCCTCATCGTAGTCAGTTAATACCACAACATTGAAAGCTCCTGATTTTTCTAGTACTATTAGCTGCTTGTCTGACAAAGAGCTTCCAAAAATTCCTACAGACATAGGAAGCCCAGACTCGTAAAGCCTCCAAACGTCCGACTGCCCCTCAACCAATATAACCGTTCCAGAACTCAGTATGTGTTCTGATGCAATATTAAAACCGTATAGATTAGCAGACTTAGAAAAGCCTTTACTATTTCTCCATTTTGGGTTTGATTTTGAAACTTCACTTTTAGTTCTACCAACACACCCAGAGTAATTACAATGTTCATCGTATATTGGAACTACTATACGTCCAAACATTGACTGTTTAGAGTCTTTGCAGTCACCAATATCAAAAGCGTCTAACGCTTCAGCCGAAAACCTTTTGCGTTCATCTTTATTGTTTAGGTAGTACATAGACGGAATGTCAAGTTTTTGCCTAATTGATTCTCTAGATATAGCAGGAGGTGGATCAGTTGAGTTTTCATCATTAAATATTTTAAACACTTGATTAACTCTACCCTTGTCATAGTTAGATTCTTCTACTTTTTCCACATCCATTTTTAGAAAATCGCAACAAAATTTAAGAGCCTTATGGAACGAATTTTCTTCGCATCCGTTTCTCTCCATCCATCCACGAACAAGCCCCACCAAAGAACCTGAATATTCTTCTTCGCAGTGCCTAGTCCAACAATGCCAGTTTCCCTTAGCTGAATTTCCATCTGTAAATATACAACAACCCTCTGGATTGTCACCACCGTGAACTGGGCAGGGAAAGGCGATTCTATTGGGATACTCAATAAAATCAACATCCATGTGCGTCAAAAACTCAGGCAGTCGCTCTAATAATTCTTCGCAAATTTTAGAAATTTGTTTCTGTGTTAGACTCTTCATTTGATTTGAAACCTTCCTGATCTTCTTTGCCCTTATAGTAAATTTGATTTCTTGTCATCTTCTGTACAACTCTACCATACTCACCATCAACCTTTAAACTAACATAATCACCTTGATCCATAAGCCCGCCATGCCTAGCATGTAGGGGTACTAGCTTTGTATTCCCTTGATCTCCATCAACCTGATTATCTTCGGCTAATTCTTCAGGGGACTTTAATTTAAACAAGCTCAAGCTAGTACAAAGCCAAACAAGTCTGTCGGAGCCACTGATAACGTCAGACGACTCTTTTGTTACTCCGTCCCTGTTCAACTGCACAAAGGCCAAACATGGGCACGAGTACTTAACCATAAAGTTATGCAGCTTAGTAATCTGAAACCCAAGAACTTGATACTCTTGCATGGAAGAAGAAATACTGTCACCGTCCATCAATTTTAGGTAGTCGTAGATAATAACGCAGTCTTTAGTTTTCCCATCTTCGTCAAACCCAACATGCTGATAAATCCACTTTCTCATTTGAGATAATATTGAGTCGAACGACTGACCAGCAATACTAAGATAGTGATAAGGCAATTCATGTAACTCCTTCGCGGCCTCTCCCACAGCGTGTGACTTAGAAGGTGTTTTTGCAAACAGTCCAGTTTCTATTTCTTTGGTTTTTACGTTTGACAGGCTAGCCAATATTCTATTGTAATGATCTTCCTTGGACATCTCGGTGTCTAGCATTAAAACGGGAACGCCCTGTCTTGCAATATTGATACCCACAGAATCACCAAGCATAGACTTTCCAGTTTTTGGTCTAGCTCCAATTAGATCAACACAGCCCTTTCTAAGACCTCCACCAATAGCGTTGTCCCATTCAGGAAATCCTGTTGGTACTCCCAGAGTCTCTCTTACGTTTTCAGAAAGATACTCTATATAATCAAAAACATCCGCACCAAGAACCTCTGTTTGGTTTGAGGTTCCAGAAAAAGCCTCTCCTGTCACATCTAGGATTGGCTCCTCTACCTTAGATATAATATCAGCTAGGTCTTCTGAACCATTTAACTTTTTTAAATCCCCCTTACAAAGAGTCAAGGTGGAATCTAAAGTCCTAATCGTTGCGAGTTTAGCAAGTTTAGCAGCGTGAGACGATACATTGCTTTTTGAGATCGGAAAATTAATTAACGACCTAATAAATGCCATTTCGTTTTTATCTATTGCGTTACCAAGATTGTTGGCTTCAGACAAAATCGACGAAACCTCAACCTCTCTACCTTCTGAAAGTATACTAGATATACAGTCAAACAAAAACTGATTTTGACTATCAACAAAACAGTCGGCAGTCAGAAAATCTAAGTCCATGTAAACATCTAAGCCAAATTGTACCAACGCAGACAAGACTGCTCTTTCTGCTGCTAAATCTTTTATCATCTTCTTGAACACCTCCGGCAAGTGTAGATTGATCCTGTTGCGTGTATCTTATTTACCTTTTCTGTCTTTTTGCACTTTTCGCAAGTCACTTCAATCAAGTTTGACTCCCAGTCTTGACGCTTTCTTGGGGACGGCCTCACGGATGGTGTTTTGTCCTCTTCTTCTTGGAATAGACTGCCGTCATCAACAAATTTATTGCTCTTGATCATCTTGTGAACTTCTTCAACTGGCTCATCTTCTTCTTTAAGGTTTCCCCAATCATTGTAATCAATGTTAGGTTTTTTAGGTGAGTCAAGTACCGCCCCGCTCGCAACAACAGCTTCGGTGGCATTGAGCGATTCTATGGCGTGATTTAGTTTATCAATTTTTTGATCTGTTAACTCGATAGCTTTTTTAATGTCCATCATAACACTCGTCAAAGACTCTATTACGTTTCTGTCCTTATTATTCATTAGTATTTTTTCCTCGATAAGTTATTCAAAACGTCTGCCATTTTCATTACTCTTTCACATTTTCCTTCTAGTATTTTAACCTTTGATTCAGCATAGTTTTTTATTTTTAGTATCTCACTAGCTAAAGGATTTTCTTTTATGGCAGGATAGTATTTAACTTGCCACTTGGTGAACTTGTCCCCATACTGATCTAAGGTTCCACTAATTATAAACCAAATAGACGACTCTGCCCAGTCTAAAATGTTTTTTTGTTTGGCTTTTTCAGTCTCAATATACTCAGCGTAAGCATAAAGCTGATAGGCGGCAGAACTGCACTCCATAGCTGTCAGCTTTTCAAAGTCAGAAAATTGGAAATTTAACAAGTCTGAAATATTTTGGTTTTCTTTTACCTCGCTCAAGTGAAGTGATTTAGTGTACCTATCAATATTCTCTAAAAATTCTGATAAAATTTCTTCTCCTCTACTCATATTTTTTCTCTCCACTCTTCTTCGGTTTCGTTAAAGTTTAAATTAACTAACTTTATATCGTTTATCTCGCACCAATACGCCTTGTCTCTGTCTCTGGCTTGAGCACGAAAAAAATCTAACTTTCTTTTAAAGTGAAAAGAGTTAAACTTAAAGTGCTGCTCTCCATTAGCTTCAACTATTATAGACCTTAGTGGCAACCAAAAATCAGCACGAAGAAGACCCCCGAAGGACGAGGGCTTTTTAGTACCGGCCAGAGTTACTTCTTCCAGTATTCTATCATGCGGAAAACAACTGTCAAGGAATTTTCTAACCTTATTGTGAAGTTTTGATCGCTTGCCCTTGTTTGACTTTGGATTCCAGTTATAGTACTTATCGTCAAGTCCAAGCACTTTCATTAAAGTAAACTCTCTTTAATTAGCTTTTCTAAACTTTTAACTAGCTTTGGGTTTTCATCAAATAGAATCCTTAAGTTTCTCATTCCTTGATATTTAAAACTTTTTTCAAACTCTTCAGCGTTATCAAGGTCTACTTCTGGCTTTATCTCTTTAGCAACTTTTTTCATATCTGCCATAAACAAGCAGTTAAACCAAGCACCTCTTTGTTCAATCAACCCCAAGTCTAGACACAGATCGAGAACTTCCTGAGTCTTATCAATACCGTGACCGTAACGAATATGGCTTTGAATATTTCCTCCCGGCGGCCCCATAGAAGAGCAAACTACACGCCAATTAATTTTTTGACCCACTTGATTCCCATTATCATCCACTACGGCTTTTACAGCAGGGTTACCTTCGCCGCCATGTGCAATCTCCAGCCTTGTGTCAGCTTGGTATTGAATCTTGACTCCACCGTCTGACATTTTAGACTTTCCAAAACCTGAAGTGTTAGATATGTAGTGAGTAATCGCAATAATTAAACCTCTTTGGCTAGGAAGTAATTGACCAACCTTTTTTGTGAAAACAGAAAGTATTTTAGGTAGACCTGCTCTTCTTGGAGAAAAATCACCATCTAGTTCTTTTTCTGAAATCAATGAAGATATAGAATCTATGATCAATATAGCCCCATGATACTCTGGGTCGCAAAGCATTTTATAAGCTGTTTCAAGCAGTAATTCAGCAGACAGGGGCTTGTCTACGGGAGCTATAATGTCCATGTCTGAAGGGTCTAGTCCTGCGACTTGAAAATTTAAATCTTTCAACCTACCTTCAGCGTCAATGTAGATAACTTTTCTACCTTCTTCTATACAGTTAGCCGCTATTTGCATTGCGGTTGTAGTCTTGCCGGATTTAGGGTCTCCTGTCAAAGTTAGCCAACAGCCCTCCCTTACTCCACCGCCTAGCCCAACATCTAGAGCGGGGCTAATTGAAATAACTCCGTAGTCCCCCTTTTCTTCAAGGACTTTGTTGCCCTTCTTGATTATCTCCCCGTACTTCTTTACGGTGTCCTTGAGGTAGTCTGGAACTTTTTTACTCTTTGCTTTCGTTGTCATCTATTTCCCTTATCTTTGAAAATCTATTCTTTTTGTAACTGCCTTTTCTGGGTTTGAATTCCTTATTGTCGTGAAATTCAACTTCCGGCTTTTCTTCCAAAGCCTCTTTCTGTAGTACATCATAGCACTCAGAGACTCCATCTTGCACAAAATAAAGAGGCAGTACATACTTCCCGCTTTTATGAAGAAACCCCAAAGAGTAAATATTTTTACCTTTGGGGCTATTTATATATCTAACGAGTGCCTGTTCGTTGAATTTTTTTATCAGCTTCCACGCTACTTTGATCTGAGTTTGGTATTGATCTTGGTGTGATTTACTCCAGAATTTATATTCTAGACTACCTTTATTCTCTCTTTCGCGTTTCCTGATACAAACTATCTCCGCTACAAATTGTGCGGCATTACAAGGCTCTCCCGTTGATATACTTTGATAATTCTTCATTTTTTAACTTTTCTGATCCGTTAGCAAAAATCATGTCCTTTAAATTGTCCACAGACAAATCTCTTTCAGATTCACCCGTCTCAAAACTGTTGTGAGGCCAAAGATACTTTGAAACCTTTATACCTGAACAGTCTTCCTTTAGTAGAAGTACTGTTAATGACTGATAAAGGGTGGAAGTTGATCCGTCCATTAGCTGGTCTTTAGCTGCACCTCTCATAACACAAACGCCATCTAAGCCATTTTCATCCTCGAAAAAAACTTTTTCTTGAGCACCAAGCATTTGCAATTGAATTTTGGCAGGAAGAACATTGTGTTTTTTACAGTATTCTTTTAATCTAAGCCAAGGATTCATCGCGTCGGGTCTTTCATAGTCTCCGTAAACAACTTTGAAAACTTCAGGGTCTTCACTTTCTGTAAGTGTAACCTTCCAAGACATGTTAACCTTATTGTTTACATAATCCTTAAAGTGTGGATCAGGAGCACTTAACGGCTCAATCATTGTCAGCCTTTCTAATAGTAGTTGTGCAGTCGCTATACCTATGAGTACTAGCTGCTTTAACTCTTTGTTTTCTGCTATCGTCACCCGCCTCAGATGCCTGTGCGGTCATTACAGTCACTCCGTATTTTTCGTTTCTAGCAAATAACTCAGAAGTTCTAGTTCTACTAGGAGTTTCTTGTTGGGGTTCTGCTGTATCTGCTTCATCTGTTTCGGTCACGATAAACTTATCTTTGGCTACAGAGTTCGCGTCAACAAACTTTTTAATGATGTCTGGTGAACGATTTAGCCGTGTTGCGATAGCCGAAATATCTTCTTCTTTGCTCATGCAATTTAAGATATCTGACTTTTCAGAATTAGACAGTGGCCCTTTTTTAATTTTTTTAAGTTTCTTGTTTTTCATACTGACTCCATTGCTGTTCTTCTTGCTTTAGTAAAATATAAAGTATTTTTGGTTTCAAGGTATTTAGAGAAATTATTGAAAGTGCTTTCATCAACCTTTCTAAATTTTAAAGTTTTTAACCTTTGGTCTCTTGCACTGGGACTCATATTAAAAGGGTCTACCAAGCCGGAAGTCCCAAAAAGAACCCAGTATTTTTCGCTACCTTTATTGCCCTCGTCATCCTTTAACCAAGAGCTAATAGCGAAAGTTGACTTTGAAGTCTTTTTTAATATTGACTTCATTGAGTGGTCATTTATTGAAAAGACAACATCCCAAGAAGCAGATTTATTTTTGCCGTCAAGCTCAATATAGTGAGCGTACATCTGCTTGTTTTGTTTTTGATATTCGTGACCATCAAAAGTGTTTTTATCCATTTAATCTATCTAGCCTTTCTTTTACTTTGTTTATGCAGTCAGCTTCATCAATTCCGCTAATCAATAACTGAGCTTTTTCCGACATCCCGTACTTTCTAAGTAATTTATTGCCCATAGGCATATAGTCTAAAGTTCCATCTTCATTTATTTTTCTTATATCTACCTTGAAAGTTATAGTAGCGTGATGGGGGTGATTCCTGCAATTAGTTTTACTATCCATTTTCAATCCACTTTATTTTTTCTTGAGGTGTCATGCTATTTATTTTATTGTTTAGTTTGACCTTTTCTCTTTTTGCGTTTCTTTCCTCGATCTTGTCTTCCTTCATCTTACTTTGAAGTTCATAAGTCCCCATGTTCTGGGTGTTTCTTTCAGCTAGATGTTTTACTGTTTCTGGTTCGCCTCTAACAGCTACATACGGTGCTGTAATAAAAATCTTTTTAAGTGTGGGCTTGTTGCAGTGGGGACACTCTAATATTGAGGGGTCGTTAATACCTTGTCTTATCTCCGTATAAAAAGCACAAGGCTCACATTCAAAATCATAAAGTGGCATATTTACTCCGTAGTTTAAAGTTTGGCAACAAGAGTTGTCACCTAATCAAATGTAGCTATTGTATTATATAACAAAGACATGCGTTTAACACAATTAATTCAAATTTATTATTTAGAAAGCCTTTTACGCAAATCCTTCTGTTTTTTAACAAACTCTATTCTGGCTAGAGCTTTGTCATTTAAGGGTTTTATTTTCGCAAAAAGCCTTTTGATCCACCTAATGAAGTTTAACACAAAGATCGCTCCTTTTATTGACCGTCTAAATCCGATGAATAGGGGTGACTTCCTACAAAACGCAAGAAGCCTACCCATTTATCGTCACTAACCTCTTCCACCCGTCCTTGCCATAATTCTGCCAATGATAGGATTTCTAACAATATCGCAAGCCTCAAGCTCGCAAATACCCACACCCTCTAAGTCTTCTAGTTCGTCCATTAATTGGTAAAACGCACCAGCATCTCGACCTTTAAGGTCTGTTTGGTCTGGGTCTCCATTAATAACCGCAGTAGAGTGCATCCCCAATCTCGTAATAAACATAATGATCTGTTCGTAAGTAGCATTTTGTGCCTCGTCCAAAATTGTAAAGGAGTCATCGAACGTGCGTCCCCTCATAAATTCTAATGGGCAAATCTCGATTGTTTTTGTTGCTCTCATAGAATTGTAAGTATCTAAACCTAAATACTTTTTCATTTCTTCTAGCACTGGTATCATGTAGGGGTGAACTTTTTCGTTTAGCCCTCCCGGAAGATGCCCTAACCCTCTCCCCGATTCAATTGCGGGTCTAGCAACAACCACGTTATTTATCTTTTTATTCAGTAGCCAGTCGCAAGCAAGCCCCACAGAACAAGCTGTTTTACCTGAACCTGCTGGCCCAGAACAAAACGTAACATCGCACTCTATCATTGACTCGATATACTCTGACTGGTTTTCGCTTTTGGGTTGTAGTTTTTTCCTTTGTGGTCTAATGTTTTGTTTGCGTTGTTTATTTTTTCGTTTAGACAATTTCAGTCTCCGTTAAAATGGTGATGTTGGTTTATCAAAGTCCCTCACTTGAGTATCCTTGACTGGCACGAAATCACTAGCGTCATTTTGGTAAGACAAAGTGTATTCTACCAAGCCTCCGTCTGTATCGCCTCCTGATTGCGATATTGCAGTCAGGTAGTTGCTTTTGCCCAAATCCCAAATAAAGTTTTGAGTACTTGGGGGTGATGGAAACTTTTTGGCGACAAGTTTAATTTCTCTATCGACTTTATTCCAATCTGTAGCAACTCTTGTTCCGTCTCCCTCAGCTTGGGAAAATCTTATATCATTATTTAGTATCGAGAATGGATAAAGCTGTCTAGCGTTGCCCGTGAATGAACACGTTACCTGAACAGGCAAAACAACGCTAGTCCATATATTCCTGTACTTTTTGTAGACCGTGTTTGAAGTTCCATTTTTGTAGTCAAAATCGGAGTCATACAAAGTCGAATAGTCAATAGTCGCTTGAATGTCTATAGATTGCAAGCCTAGCACTCTTTGATCTCTTTCATTAGACTCTTGCCCTGCACTATTTTTCGCACTAAACATTTGCTCAACTTCATATGGAAGTACGGAATCCCTAGAGCTATTCAAGAAGTCAAAATCTTCCCTTTTTAGTATATTTGCACTTTGAGGCAGTATTGATGGGTCTCCCACAAAATCTGACATTGTGTAAGCTGAGTCGCTAAATTCTAGCTCTTTAGAGGTAAGCGTTATCGACTCTGTTATTCTATCTGCTGATATTGAATAGTTAATAGATGTTACCAAGCATTGTTTTAGAGTTGCCGCCAAAACCTTGTCGGCATCGCCTCCTGAGCCAGAGCCAAGGCTACTAAACTGATCTGGCCCAACCAAGATTGTTATATCGTAGTTTCTTAAAGACTTGTCATCATTGTCTGATGTTCCAGTCATACCTATGTTGTGAGGTGCTAAAATATGAGATTTTTCATACGTAATATAATCTGTGTCAAGAACGTGATAAAAGAAGTTACTGCTTTGATCAATGATCCTATCTATAGTAACAGAAAAGGATTGTGGGGAATAGTAGTGAAACTTTCTTTGAAATCTACCAATGTCAGGAAGCGACACGGACGGCAAGTCTCCGTCTAGTCCAATATTTTGAACCCCCGTCAAAAAATCTCCATCGGTCGGGGAGTCGCTGTCAAAGTTAATATTTCTACCTTTAAAGATAACGCCCATACAGGCGTAAAAAACTCTACTGTTAATATCGTTAAACATAATTCTATTTCTTAAATTTGAAGTGTATATCTTTAATATGAATCGTAATAAATGTTTCATCTCCGATTTCTTTGACTGAGACATTTTTTACAACACTGTTGATGATTTCTGTTACACCCTTAACAGATTCCTCTGTGATACCATAACGATTAAGAATATCATCAACGAAGTTATCAACAAAACCCGTAGACACAGGTTCGTTTTTTGGTGTTTGCCTTTGATCGCCTCTCCACCAATTATTCATTAATTTCTCCGTTTAATATGGCATCAATTAAATTGACTTTTTGTGCAAATTTTACAGGTTCTAGCACGGCTTCTCCCATTTTACTGAAAGAGAAATGAATTGTATTTTCTGTATCGCAAGGCAAAACTCGATTCCAAGGTCTGGCAAACAGAAAGGACTTTCCTCCAGCTTTATGAAAATCCACGCAATTTTGAAACTTGTCGTCAATTAGAGTACAGTTTACGTTGGCGAACTTACTTTTTAACTTGCTGTCAGAAACGGTAATCAAAGAATCGCCAAGTTCAGGGAAATGTTTGTTAACCCACAACTGTTTACCTACTCGACAGTCTTCTGATACAGAATGAGACAAAAACATAATTCTTTCAACATTTAAAAAATCAAAACCTTCGGCTAAACGCTCGATTAAATCAAAAGCCCAAGACGTTGGGGTCAAGTTACTCCAGAAACTTATAGGCAATGAAGTAATAGACCTATAGAAGTCTTTTCTATCTAGCCCATAATCTTCTCCAAAGTTCCACTTTGTTACCGTCTTTCTGTCTTGAATAGAATAATGATCCATCCAACCTTCGATAAAGTTAACCAAAACCCCATCCAAGTCTACGTAAAGTATTTTTTCCACGTTTGTCCTTTACTTGTAAGTGTTAATATATCCGTAAGTTCCAACCCAGTAATTGTTAATTAAATGCCATTCTGTTGCGGCCAGTCCCATTGGAACTTTTTGTTCTATTATTTCATAAAGGTTGTCTAATACTTCAGATTGTTTCTCTGCTCTATCTCCGGGGTCTGTTAGAGCGTCTCTTTCCGCAATTAATCTATCTCTAACTTTATGCAAGGCATCGTGCTCTGCTTTTAATTCTCTAAATCTTTCTCCGGCCAATGTAAGTGTGGCAGGGACAAATAGAACATCTGGCTTACCATCGCGTGGCTTTCTTTGACCTGTAGAGTTATTTATTCTATCTTTATGTTTGCCAAACCTTTTCTGTAAGTTATACACATCCGTTTTATTAAAGTACTTAGGTATGTCATAAGCGTGCATTATACTTCCGGGCACTAAGCTGTGCTTCCACCTAAACATATGTAGCGTTTCGTGTTGCGTAACGCTTTGCACAAATCTATTGCCTCGCTCGATATTTAAACCTATTTTTCTGGTACTGTTTAGTAAAATGTAACCTCTACTGGCATAAGCCAAGCCTAAAGCCCCGTATTCCATCTGGCTTTGTGGGCGAAAGTAGTAACGTATTTTAGCTTTTCTGTAGTCGCTAACCTTGATAAACTCAATGTCGCAAATTTCTTCCATTTCATCAAGGGCTTCATCAATTCTTCGATGAGTTTCCTGTGACGATATTTCAGCCATGTGGCCGTTAGGCTCAAGCCAGTATTTTACCTTTTGGGCCTGTAAATTACAAGTAAATAGTGAACAAAAAACGAAAAACAGTAGGAATCTAAACACGTCAAACCTCGAATAAATAGGGAAAAGAAATCCTAATATTTATCCTTCCTAGCACGATCCTTATAGTATTCCACCAAAGTCCATATCTTCCATATCATTTTTGCTAGCTCCAATTTTATAGCTGGTTATTTCATGCTCTTGCGGGGCAACTTGAACGCTTTCGCTACTCATCCACGCTTGAGTCCATCCAGCTATTGGGTTTTTGCCAACACTTTCATAAGGTAATCCTATTGACTTCCTCCTACTCATACACAACCAGTCGATATATTGATGCAATACTTGCTCATTTAAACCTATAATTGAACCATTTTTAAATAGATAAGTCGCCCACTCTTTTTCTTCTTTGGCGGCACTTTCAAACATTTTAATTGCACTTTCTTGACATTGCTCTGCGGTTTTGACGAAACCCTCTGATTCCTCGGAGTGCAATATCTTCAATATTTCTTGTGTGTTTGTAAGATGTAGGGCTTCATCTCTCTTGATTAGCTTGATAATATCCGCATTGCCTACCATCTTTTTGTTTTCGGCAAACGCAAAAGAGCATATAAAACTAACATAAAATCTAATAGCCTCTAATATATTGATACTTACAATAGTCATGTATATCTGCTTCTTAACGTCAGCTAACTTATTGCTACCAGAAGCCATACCCATTAGATTATTGTAATCTTCTATTGCTGTATTGGCTCTTTTCATAATTTCTTTATCTTCGTAAATACCGCCAAACACCTCGCTGCTGTCAGCATATACGTTTTGGATAATATAGCTATAGCTTTCACTGTGGATTTGCTCGAAAAACATCCATGTAATCAGACATGCTTCAAGCTCAGAATTGGTAACATAGTCCAAAAGGGTGGGAACTCCACGACAAATTACACTATCAAGCATAGTTTGGTACTTCAAGTTTGAAGTAAAGATGAACTTTTCGTTGTCTGTCAACGTGGCAAAATCAGCCCTGTCTTTTTTCAATTCGATTTCTTCGGGAGACCAGAAGTTTTCTTTTTGCTTCTTTGTCAACTTTTTGAAGACGGGATACTTGAGAATGTCGTACCTTTGCACTCCAAGGTCTTTACCGAGAAACAATGGTTGACTCATAGGGTCTACGTTTTTTGTATTAAATATTGTTTTCATTTTTCTTTCTCTTTTTCTTTCTCTCTACACTCTGGGCATTTGATTGATTTTGAACTCTCGTACTCATCCGTTACCTTGCCGCAGTCTGGACAGTGCCACCAAGCGACCATCTAAGAGTCCTCCCTTTGCATTTTTTCTAGTTTAAATTCCTCGTCTAGTAAAATGCTACGCATACTGGTTTCTTGTGGACTATCTACTCCGCATACTCGCAATATCTTTCCGTGCATTTTCTTCAAAATCTCTACATAGTCTTGCTGTCGTTTAATATTCATATTGCACACGCTCCCGACTCGCAGCCCATATCTTTTTCTTCTGCCCCGTCACCATCTGGGGTATTACAGTAGTAAAAATTCTTGAGTCCATATTTGTAACCGTAAATCTGATCTTTAATCAACAAACTTAACGGAATATTTCCATCCTCATAATGATCGTAGTTATAGTAAAGATTTGTACTCATACTCATATCCACAAACTTTTGAATAACGGCGGCGGTATCTAAGACTGCCTTGTTGTCTTTCATTTCCCAAGCTAAAGTGTAAAAGTTCTTTCTGTTGTAATAGTTTGGAACCAACTGTTTTAGCACTCCATTTTTAGCCTTTTTGTAAATCAACAAACTTCTAACTGGCTCTTGACCGTTTGTCGAGTTTTGAATGACACTAGAGGACTCACATGGCATTATAGCAGATAGAGTAGAGTTTCTCAACCCGAATTCTTTAACCCTACCTCTTAATTCCTCCCAGTCCATTTTGTGATTTGGTTTTACAATTTCATCTACGCTTTTTTTGTACCAGTCGATAGGTAGCAAACCTTGAGCGTATTTAGTGTCTTCAAACCGACTACACTGACCCTTTTCTTCTGCCAGTCTACAACTAGCGTCTATCAAGTACCATTGAATTTTTTCCATAGTTTCATGCACTAAACTCAATGCGTCTTCTTCTCCGTAGAACATTTTATTCTTCGCTAGAAATCCAGCCAAGTTTGTGATACCAACACCCAAAGACCTTCTGTTTACAGTAAAGTTTTCTCCAGCCGCAACTGGATAATCTTGGTAATCAATAATTGAATCTAAAGATCGAACCGCAACTTCGCACGCTTTTTGAAAGTCTTTATCGTTTGTCAATTCAAGCAAGTTTAACGCTGACAAAATACATATACCTATCTCCCCCTCAGCGTCATCCACTGATTTGATTGGCTTTGTTGGATGTATAATTTCTTGACATAAATTGCTCATATAGCAAGGTATACTCCATGACCCATGTTCATTAGCAGAGTCGATGTTCATAGAGTATATTCGGCCAGTTTCTAGTCTTTCTTTAGCGAAAGAAGATGCCAATTTACTTGCTGGGATTTTCTTCTTGAATTTGATAGACCTAGAGTTTTCATATTTCAAATAAAGTTTCTCAAACTCTTCATTGTTCCCGAAAGCCTCGTAAAGACCTTCTGTTTCGTGAGGTGAAAACAGAGTGATGCTTTCATTCGCAATAAGTCTATCGTAAAACAATTTACAAAATTGAATACTGTAATCTAGCTTACGAACGCGATTGTCGTCCGTTCCAGCGTTGTTCTTTAGTACCAGCACATCTTCAATCTCGTAATGCCAAAAGGGTACGTGAACCGTGGCACTGCCGCCCCTAATGCCATTCTGAGAGGTTGATTTTACCGCAGACTCAAAGTTCTTTAGATAAGGAATAAGCCCTGTGTGAATCACCTCGCCCCCTCTGATGGGAGAATTCAAAGGTCTTACCCTTCCTATGTTTAAGCCTATACCCGCCCTACGTGCCGTATAACGCCCCACAGCGTGTACACTGCTAAAAATAGAGTCCAAAGTATCATCAACGTCAACCAGAACACAAGAAGCAAACTGCCGTATGCTAGTTCTAACACCAGCCATAACGGGCGTAGGAAGATTAAGTTTAAAAGTTGAGTAAACATCGTAAGCATTTTTTACATCCTCCACATTATCAAACAAGCACATGGCAATGCACATATAGGCAAATTGTGGCGTTTCGTAAATTTTGCCCGTGCTTCTATTTTTAACAAGATACTTATCAACCATTTGTTGTAATCCGGCGTAGGTGAATTGGTTATCACGGGAGTGGTCGATATACTTCTCTAGTTCTTCAACTTCTATTTTCGACCAACTACTTTCGTCAGAAGAGTCATCTTTGCTAGGATTTAACTTCTCGTCGTAAACACCGTTGTCTATGTTGTTCTGCAAAAAGGTAACAAAACTAGGGGGGTTTTGCCCAGACCCCCAAACCTCTTTACGTAGCTGCATATTCAAAAGTCTGGCAGCAACATATTGATAGTTCGGAGCGGATGTTGATATTAGATCGTTGGCTGATTTTATTAGAACTTTATGAATCTCAGAAGTTTTAATCTTGTCATAAATTGATAAATTTGCGTTCATCTCGATGTCAGAAAAAGAAACACCCTTAATATCGTTCGTTGCCCACTCTACCACTTTATGAATTTTTTCAACGGAAAAGTCCTCGAATGTTCCGTCAGCCTTTGTTACTTTCATTCTTCATCCCTTATAAGTTTATGTTAATATCTATGTATAGTTATTATAACTGTTATACCCCAAAAGTGCAAGCTCAATTTGTAAATGTGTAAAAAAAAGACCCGTTTTTAAAAACAGGTCTCTTTCGGCCCGCAAGAGCAAGCCACAGGCAATGCCTGATTATTTGTTTTCCATAGAGCTAATTAAAGTCCCTATTTTGTCTTCAACCCTTCTCGTATTGGAATTAAGTTCCGAAAAGTGAAGTTTAAAATCTACAATGTTACTATCTATTCTGTCGATTTTTTCTTCAACTTCGCCGACCGTCTTCTCAAGAGAAGTCATCCTATTATTTAAAGAGTCGTTCACTTTCTGCTCCAGTATTATTATCTGTTTACCTTGCTGTATTAAATTGAAAACAACCCAACTGAACAATGGTATTGCAAACATGCCGACCAATCTAGCGATTGATTCGATAAAATCCCATGTCTCATTCATTGTCATATCTCCGCTACTAGAAAAGAAACCCACCCGCAAATGCGGATGGGTAAATACAGTTAGAGATTACATTCCAGTAATAGGCTTGTAATTGAAGAAGTTTCCACCAGTTGCTATTGATAGATCAACAAAATCAACCAACATTACCAACTTACCCGGAATTGCTCTAGTTGGATTAGCTGCAACGTCAGACCTTCTGACCGCACTATCCGCATTAGGATTCCAAGGAAGGAGACCAGTTTTGGTACCCGGTTTTTCGACTGCTGTACCAGCGTTATTCAACCAGATCAATCTAGACTTAGTTGGGTTTCCATTTCTAAAGAAACCAGTTAAAGTGTAATGATTTTCTCTGAGTCTTGTCTGTACCTTAGCACCAAAGTCGTTCATAAACTGATGGATAGCATCTAGCTGACCACCTTGAGCAGTGATAAGCATCTTGTTCGTGTCTACGCCAGATAGAGAGGTGGCTGAAGCCATAACAACATACTTTCCTGCTTCTTGAAACGCGAAAGTACCGCCAGACAAAGCCTTTGCGTTACTAACTGATCCATTGTCTAGTTCTTTAGGAAGGTTGCCAGAAGCGGAATCTTTAGCGTTATCTTTCAAACCTAAAGCCTTAGTGATAACCGAACCTGTGGTTTGGTTGCCGAGAAGTGTACCACCTTCATTAGCCTTAACAAAGACTCCACCAGTGGTATTTCTTAGATAAGCCGAAGCTGAACTAGGAACTGCCATAATATATACTCCTACAAAATAAAACAAATTTCCAATTTATCCAAAAAAGCAGTCCAAGTCCAACCCTATATACACAAAACTTTTTAATTATTGCAACTTTTTACAGAATTTAATAGCTGAATTAATTCTTCTTCTAGCTGTTTCTCTGCTATAGCCGTTAGCCTCGCCAATTTCTTGCATTGTCATGTTGTAAAGGTATTTTTGCTCTAATATAAACCTTACGTCTGATGGCAAGTCCATAATAAAATCTTTAGCCATTCTTGGAGACTCACTTGAGGTTAAATAATGACCGTTTACTGATTCTGTTTTTTTTCCTGCTCCTTGGTTAAACTTGCCTTCGCCAGTATCAAAACTTCCCATTGACCTAAACTTATCCTTTTGTCGTTTTCTTAGCTCAATCTTTAAACCGTAAATTACCTGATTAAACAAGTATGACGTAAATTTAGTGTTTGGAAATTTATTACCATCAAATTTTCTTATGGCGTTCCACAACCACTGTAGCTTTACAGATTCCAACTCGTCTTTAGTAAAGCTGTTTCTGTAAGAAGAAGATGCCTTAGTCATAAGGCTTTGAATACTACTGTCCCGATAATAAGACTCAAAATCATCTCCGTACATTTCAAAAAAACAAGTTCCAGCTTTATCCTTCTCAATCATTTCCTTCTCAACCATTTTCGCTCCTTAATACAATTCCACCTAAAGATTCTTTTTTAACTACCAATTTATTAACATCACGCAAGTATGTCAAATCCATAGAATCTGACACGCAATAATCAATGTTCCCATCAGTCCCAACAAATATAGACCAAAACGGCTTGTCGGCAACCTGACTCTTAACTTCTTCGACAGCAATCTTGACGTTGCTATCAGACAATATTTCACTTTCAGTATAGACACAAGAAACTTTTTCTATTTCCTGCCTAACATCTCTAATGTTAAAAAGCTCTCCAACGCCGATAAAAAAGGTATATCTGCCAATAACTTTTAATCGCTCCACTCCAGCAACTTCTTCTATCTTGCCTTGCAGGTTGTATGTGATATCAAAATTTGTAAAACCCACCCAGCAATCCCATCTATTGCTTGGCAAAAAGTAAGAATCTTGCGGGAATACACCTATTGGTGTTTGAACCATTAGCGGGATTGGCACATTATTTAATTCCTCAAACTGTCCCGCTTCTTCTTGATCAAAAGGCTCGTCTTGTTCCGGCCTTGTTATTTCGAACAAGAAATTGCTATTTTTTTCTATAATCCCAGACTCAATCACATTCCAGCTTTTCCACGTTATCTTCTTGTGATTCATTACAACTCCCAGTATTATTGAAAGTACGGATCGGTTAAAGGTGAAACAACAACTGAGTCGCCCGCACCCCCTGCATTTTCAGCAGCTAAAGCATTTCGCTCTCTAAGTAGCTTAGTTAAAATTAAAAGAATTTGCTCAAATTCTTCTTCTTTACCAGTCTTTACACACTCTTGTTCCATATCATTCAAAATGTCGTCAAGTAAATTAGAGTAGGTCATTGAAAAAAACATCCTAGCGAAGCTATCTATTCCCTTGCTCCAGTCTGCATTATAGCCTACCTCCCCGTCTTTGTCAACAAATAAAAGGATAAATGATTCAATGTTGTCCATAGCATCGTTTGATTCGTCTAACTGCTTGTATTTTTCTATGTCGTCAAATCTATCCATTTTAAAAACCCCTTGATTTTGATGATAAAACGTCTTGATAAAACTCTTCAATCTCTATGCCTGCATTGTGAATTTCTTGCTCTGTGAAGAAATAACCTAATCTTTCTGAGCCTAGAATTACAGGCATGTAAGAAGAATAAACCAATTCAAATACGGGAGTTTTAAGCTCCAGAGATTCTTTCTGTAACTTTCTAAACCCCCGTATTTCTTTTGGAAGCCAATTGAAGTCAACCCTTAAAAACTTATCCGACAACTCTTTAAGTGTATCAAACTCGTCTTTAGTGGATATATACTTAGATGGAAAATTCATATTGTCATCTAGCAATACCCGAAATCGGTTAGGGTCTGAAATATTAGTTCTTTTGTCGCATTGTACTACAATAAAAGTTATTTTCAACTTCATTCAATTTCTTTCTTGGCTTTTAATTACTCTGACTCTTGATTGACTTCAGGTTCTTGATTAGAGCTTCTAATGATTTCATCTATCATCTTTAGCTTTTGCACGTCAACAACGTAGTCAGTCAGCAAATCATCAAGTTTAGACACTGAGTTTTCTTCGGGAGAGCTTAAAATGGCTTGTAGTTTAAATGCCATGCCTCCCAGTCTAGCCTGAATTAAGTTTTTTAAAATTTCAACCATATTTACCTCACTTTAAAAAAGACCAAGACAACCCTTGGAAATCTGAACTTAAACCCTGCAACTCCGCAGGTGTAACGACATGATCTTCGCTACCTAATGTGTCAGACATTAACCTAGTAAGGTTGCTGGCGAGATTACTGTACTTACCCTTTAGCCTCTGCCCAAAAAAAATCTTAGCAGAATCAGTATAAATATCATTTATCTGTTGAGCTTTCACATCAGAATAGTTTAGTACCCTTTCAGAAAAAACATTATTGAAAACAGCTAAATTAAACCTATCCATCTCATCGACAACTTCAGACGAGACGCTTGAGACTTTTTCTTTTATTTCTTCAGAAGGCTCCATAATATCTACATATGGCCTTGAAGGAATAGTAAAATCAGGAATCCGTTCCTGAATTTGAGTCCAGAATAAACCTATGAATAACAATGCCAAGCCAATGATAACTTTAGCCTTCATTTGGAGTGCCTCCTTTTTTATTGGGAGCCAACAAAGGAAAGACCTTTTCTAGTTCTTGGCAAGCAGCAACACAGCCCGCTTTATCGCAAGAAATCATTAAGTCGTCCCACTTAGCCACTAATTGAACCAAGCTATATCCTTCAGCGTCTTCATTGTTTGAAACTGGCAAATCTACATCCTTGCTTTTGGAGGATTGTTTTTTGAACCACTCCAGCAATTGAGAAAAATTTATAGTTCCAGACAGAAGTAGATAAATGCCAATCCCGATAGTAGCCCATTGAAGCAAACTTAAACTTGACAGAAATTCCATAGGTTAACTCCTTACTTTTCTTCTAGTTTAGTTTCACGTACTGTGTCACCAATAATCCAAGTAACAACAATTGTAACCACGCCAATAAGCTGGTCTTGGTCAAGTGTCACTCCAAATAGATCGGATGCAACAACTGCCGCCAATCCAATACCTGCGGCCCAAAAACGACGACTGGTAATAAGTGATTTTACTTTACTCATAACTTCTCCTAATTAAAAAACAATCTTTCTAAAAAACCTTTACGCCTTGGATAAACATATATCTTAGCTTCAGGCTTGTAATACTCTAAATTTGACTCTACCGCCTGTTCTTTTTTCCCATGATAAGGGCATTGAGTGATGTGACCATCACCTTGAACAATTTCTCCAGTACCACCGCAAATACACTTTTCTGGGTCTGGGTCTATACCTTTTGGCGTGCTGGGTTCTGGGTCAATACCTAAAACCTTCAACTCCGCTTCATCAAACGCCTCGTTCACTTGTACTATAATAGCATTGATTTCGTCATTTGACATGACATTTTTTGATAATTGCGGCTTTACTTGATAAAAAACCAAAAAAGCAATCAAAGCAGCCCCTATTATTAATTTTTTCGAAGTGTCCATTAAAATACCTCATCTATTGTATAGTCAATTTCTCTAGCGGGAAATCCTTCTACATTTGAGAATACCCACGCCCCACCTTCAGACAACATTCCGCGAGCATCTTTCTCTCTAACCCAGAAACTTCCTTCTGGTTGATCCTTAACTTTTGGCCCAGAATTCCATACCCCCCAGCTATTTTGAATTAAAAATAATGTCTCGTTAAGTCGCTCTCTGGTGTCATCACAGGCTATCCAAGCCATGTCGTGATTCCACCCCTTGCTTCGAGCGGCGATTCCATTTTTATCTCGCCTAGAACTAAAACCATAACCAGAACAAACTCCCAATGCGTAACCATTAGCCAGTGCATCTCTAGCTTCTTCAATAGTCCTAATATTAGAAACTGTCTTTACTTGATGCTTTTGGGCTTCTTCATTATAAATCTGGCGAGGTATCATTTTTCTACTGCCTAACTTTGAATTGTAAACAGAAAGGTCTACCATTCCATAATCTTTGCGAATTAAAATACCTCCGTTTTCGCTCACATATCTAGCAGCACCAGAACATGTCATCCCTTGTTCGCTCCAAGGTCTAGACTGGTAAATCGCTTCAGTGGCTCCACGAGCAACAAATTCCTCTCTTTGACCATCAATATCTATCTCAACTGCCCGTGTGATGTCTATAGCATTGCGTGTAGCGTGAGCTACGCAATCTCCGGTTGTTTGTGCTTCGCTTGGCCCAAATGCGGGATCAAACTTTAAAAGCGATTTAAAGGGCAGTGAGAGCTTACCTTCCCCAGCACCAAAAAGATCGTGAGCGGCAGCACCAAAAACAGGCATTGGCAATTCGCCTAAAAGTTTAGCCGTATCTTCATGATCGCAAACACTTCCAACGAAACCATCTCTGTAATGATTTAAAATCTTTCTAGGTGACTTAAAGTTTAAGTCCATTTAATAGCTCCTTTGCTGAATTTTCCCATGTAAATTTACTTGCTGTTTCTATGCCTTGCGTGTTTGAGTGTTGACTGGCTGGGCGTTCAAAGTGATTGAGCCTCATATGTTCTATTAGTGCGTGTCTTTCTTCCTGCTCAAACGAAGCCCAATAACCTTTGCTTCCATCAAAAAACACGCCATCATAAGCCCTTTCTCTTTTATTCATACTTACCAAAAACGAATTATCAGGGCTGCAAAACTCGGTGTGAGCAGAGTAATTTGTCGCAATAACAGACTTCCCGCAAGCCATCATCTCTAACAATTCTAAATTCCAACCTTCTGCTCTTGCTGGGAACACACCACAATCTACTCTACGCATAATATTATACACATCTTCGTGGGTTTCTTGTCTCGGAATAAACTTTATCTTGTCGCCTAATCTGGAGTTTTTATAAAGATTTTTCCATTGATCGTTCATTCTTCCAATAAAAGGATTGTCGCACATCATCCATAGCTCTACGTTGTCTTTTGGCTCAAAGGCCGCGTTAAAACACTGAAGTAAAACATCGTGACCTTTGCGAGTTTCCCATTTTCCGCAATTGAAAAATACTGTTTTATCGTCATTTCTTGAAGTTGTTGGTTTGAAAATGTCAGTATCTACCCCCAAAGGTACTACATGAATATCTTCTGGGTTTTTAATATTGTTTTTAATCAAAACTCCTTTAGCCCATTTTGAGCAAACGAAAAGCCTATCGCAATGCGACATGCTCAATTTTTCTTCTTCGCTAAACTCTGTTAGTTCAAAGATAGGGAAACCAATGTGTTCCCCTTTTCCAACATGAGTATGAACATCGTTCTGATGCCACATTTTTACAGATGGAAATAAACTTGTATTTCCTCGGTTTGCCAGACCCCTTGCAATATATTCATCAGTAAATTCTGGCTTAGAAATAGGGTACAAAGCAGCGGATGGATGAATCTTTATAATCTTTTTAAAAATATTGTATCCAGCTACTCCGTACCCCAAACTATTTATTGGAGCTTGAAAATTTATCATTGCGTGCCCTTTGTTTGTTTTGTTATAAGCTAATAGTATTATAACTCAAAGGGTCGCTTAAAGCACATCAATTATACTTCTTTTGTAATTTTCTTTTTCTTGTAATTATCTATATAGAATCTAACCCTATCTATATTGGTTCCGTGAATTGGCCCAACTATATACCTGTCATTAAATCTTTCCAGAGCCGTACCAAAGCATATAACGCCTATTATTTTACCCTTGTAAAGAATTGGCCCACCTGAGTCGCCCTGTATAGCCCAAGAAAAAATAACGTGACCATCTTGGGGGATTGAAGAGCCTGCGTATTTAGCGTTCCAGTGACGCAAGGAACCCGTTGCATATCCACACATTTCCACTTGCTCGCCACATTTTACTTTCTCGTCAGATATATTGCAAACTTGCACTACTGGTATTTCGTCAGGTATAACAGCCTCGATTAACGCAACATCATTATAGCTTTCAAACATGTACATAGAATTGTAAGCAACTATGCCTCCCTCAGATTTTTTTCCACCTGAGAAAAATACATTAAACAAGGTGCTTTTATCTTTAACGCAATGACTGGCAGTAAGAATTAAACCAATGTAATTTTCACCAGCGTCCTCAATAAATTTTACAACTGTACCAGAACCTTGGAGTCCGTCACCTTGAAGTAAAACCACTCCCTTTTGATAATCTTTTTCTGGTGATATATCCCAACTTTGAGCTTGGCAAAACTGAGGAAATAAAACAAAACCTAAAAACAGAAAAAATAGCCTAAACATAATATAACCTTTCTTTGTAAAACACACCAAAAGATTATACACACTTATTTTAAATATTTAGTTTTATATTTAAATTGACACTCTTTCCTTAGCTTGAATATGTTACTGATAGCTCTGCTACGGCTGAACCACTGCTAAATTCTTTGCCTCGACCCTCAATCCGAGCAGTTGTGTTGGTGGGTATACTAGCAGCATAGCAAACAATAGTAATATTATCACCAGAAGACCAGTCACTTCTATTTACAATTTCTTGAACAATTGTCTTTATGTCTGGAGAAGTTTTTTGGTCATTGCTTGACCCCATTAAATTCGGAAAAGCTACTGTAGCTGATGTGTGATTGCTGTGTGCTAGTGCTACGCCGCCAATTGCAGCCGTTCCTATTCCAGTCGTTGAATCTAAGGCTGCAAGTGTAAGGTCTTGGCTGGTTGATCCAGTACCTCCACTTTTGGTAAATTTAAATGTTGCTGAAGTGATGGTCGTCCCCTGTGCCACAGTTAAATTTCGAAACCTGAAAAACCCTATAGCAAAACTGTATTCACTTTCATCATCGTTGTAAAAACCACCCATGAATATAGTTGACCCGCCAGTTGTCGCTAACCCATTATATGTTCCGGGATTGCTGTTGTTGAATAATGTGCCTTTGGTTCCATATCCATCATCTGCATTAACGGTAACTGTTAAATCAACGGTTTCTGTGGCTCCACCGCCGCCACCGCCACCGCCACCGCTAGGCGGGACTCCGCTCCCGTTATAATAATCAATGTGATCAAATCTACCTTTTAGTCTTGAGTTAATAGTATTTATTGATTCATCTAGCTGAGATGGCAACAAAGGGGGGAACGGAGAAACTATATTGTTACTTAGTATTTCGGACGAAGTTAAAGACTTGCACCCAGCAACTCCAACAAAGCCTACACCAGCATTAGGTTGATCGTTTCCAATTATAATTTTTGCTACTACGTCTGGTTTTGTCATTTTATTATCTTCTTATTTCTGTTTGCTTTTTATTTTGTAAATCCGTTAGCGTGTCAAACTGACACAATTACCAAGCTCGTCACGACCAATATCTGGCTTTCCATTTAGGCCCCGGAGTTTCGCATTTATGTCTAGCTCTAAATGACTTTCTCCTAGCTGGATCAGACTTTTTGATTTTCATATTTGGGTCGCCAAAGTTAACCTTTACTACGTTACCCTTTTCGTTTTTAACATAAACAGATCGTTTTTTCGGGCCATCTGGTGTTAGAAACGGCTTCCCTAGTTTAACTTTTCTACCTTGATATTCTGCTGCTCTTACGGGAACTAAGTTCCTGCCATCCTTTGTGTAAATGCCCTTCCTTTCAAATTCATAAATTTGTCCGGTTTTAAGGTCTTTGTACTTGTATCCAGCCTTGTCTTTACGTAAAAGCTCAAAGTCTTCCTGAGTAATTTTACCATCTTTATTTTTGTCTAGAGCTTTCTTCTGCTTGTCTGACATTTTAGCTTTAGATTTTCTAGGATGCCCCTTTGGTAAAAGATCGTTGTCTTGTGTGTAAGCTGCGTTCTTTGGTCTGCCAGTTCTAAGCAGATGAATGAAAGCGTTTACTCTAGCCATAGCCCACCCATCTCTAGACATCTTGGGGGCGTGACTTGTTGAAAATGCTCCAGCACCTCGACGGTATACGGCTTTGAGCATACCGAGAGTTGCTTTTGACCCCTTACCCTTGTCGTTATGTTCCTTTGCTTTTTTGGATAGTCTTTCAGTGGTTTTCTTACTGAAGGTGATTTTGCCGCTAGGATTTTTTGCACTGTCTGGCTTGTTCTTTTTCGAGCCTTTTTTCTGGTCTTTTTTTGGAGCAGGGGTTCTTCTTGGATCGCTAGGCTTTGCTTCTGCCTCAAAGAAATCTTTAACAGAATCATATTCTTGATTTTGGGCACGTTTCAATTGATCTTGAGTGGGCCTACCTTCTTTTACTGTTTTAGCAGGTTTGTAATCGTCACCCTCTCTTTGCTTTTTTCGTCTGATGTTTTCCCAAAGTCCCGGTTTTGCCACAGAAATATCCCATTCTTCTGTTTCTTCTCCCCAGTCTTCATACTCTTCTTCGGACGGAACGTAAAAGTTATCTTCGTTGATCGCTTCTGTGTAACCATCGTGAGTAACGTCATGAGCAAAAGCGGCAGAGCTTAGAGTGTCTAGGTCTTCTAGTGCCTTGGACATACAAACCGCCATTCTTTGGGAGTTGTCTTTAAACTCTTTAATTGACTTTTCGTCAGACATACATCTAGATAAAAAGTTTTCTTTTGATTCACCGTCTCTTTTAGATGGAAGTGGCATCGTAGCTCCTTTAGATTTTGTGTTTTATATCTTGCCAAATAGCTGAGGTGATAATCATAGCAGCGTCGTTATCTGAGGGATAGTGAACTCCCTGTAAAACACGAGCGTGACCAGCTAGATTGGCTATTTCGTAAAATTTAGATGATTGTTCTGGGTAAATATCTGATAGAATTGATGCCATTAAAGTGGCATATGCTGTGTGACCAGATGGATAAGCTGGGGTTTGATGGCTTTTAGTTTTAATTACATTGATAGTAATATCGTTGTAAAACCTTGGGAAAGCCGAAACTAACTGTTCGGGTCTAGGTCTATTGAATTTATTTTTCAGAGATATAACAATAGGCTCTAAAATATTCCAAGACTTTTTAAACTTTGCAGCAGGCAACGGAAGGATGTCCGCACCTAGAAGTTCGACGAACAACAGGTTCGGGTCTTTGTCTACTAGCATTACTAGGTTTTTCTCAGCCGCCGTTAGTGACTGAGTAAGCTCTGAGACTAGCTTTAACTCTGATTTGGTAACATCGCTAGTGTTTTTAGGTGGTTCAGTAAGCACCCCATATGGCTTTATCGAAACCAAATCGCTGAATTCGGTATCTTCTGGGGGTTTTTCCTCTCTGTAGCCCAGTCTGTCAATATTTTTCAACATTGATTCGTTAGCTTGCAATATAAACTTGCTCAATTTACCTACCTCGACTTGAAAAATGCTTCAATTAAACTTTCAGAATTTTTAAACTCATTAGATATACACAAATTTTGAAGAGTTTTCTTGACTTCTCCCGACTTATAACCCAATGTTTTTAAGGATTTTACTGACTCTTTGATTAAATCGTTGTTTTTGTTTACATTTTTTTCAGGTTGGGGCTTGGAAGAATTAACCTTGGCAGTCTTTACCTTTTTAATTTTGACAGAAGTGTGGCTTTTTTCAGGGCTTTTCTTGCTTTTGATTGGCCTTGCCTGTTTAACAGGCTTGCTTCTCTGCTTAAGGGGCTTGCTTCTCTGCTTAGGTTGTTGTGACATTTTACTTACGTAGTTGACCACAATCGGATTGTAAGGTTTGGTCACTTGACGTGAGACCCTTTTACTCTCATACGCCATAAACAACCCTTTAATAGTCGAAGAAGAACCAATAAAACAGTTGAGTAAGTGAATAAATATCGGAGAGGTAAAGCTAAAAAATAATATTATCGCAAAGTAAGAATCGTAAAATCCTGTATTGTTCATAATCCTAGCCTAATTTTCTTGTTCTTGTTGGTTTTCTTTTAATAGTGAAGCGGTCAACTTTCTAATTTCTTCTTCCATTAAATAAGTTTCTCTCTCTGCCTTCCTTTTTTCTTGGTTGATTTTCTTTCTGGCTAGAGACTTTTTCTTGTTTCTTAAATCTTTTTCCTTCTTCTTTTTCAGGGCGTGCTTGATCTGCTTGTGTGATTTACTCATTTTCGCTCCCGATATTAACAAGTTTTTTAGATAGTTTTAAGCGGGTTTTGTTTAAACCTTTGATTGTTTTGTTTAACTTTTTTAACTCGCTGTTATTGATAGTATTCTCACAACGCCATTGTAAGCGAGATATATGCTCATCAATGTCAAAAATTTGTTCTAGTAATGTTCTTTTGTTCATAGTCTTTCCAATAAAAAAGGCGAGCGAAGGCTCTTGTCGCACTGGGATTCCTCTAACGGTGTTGATCACAACTAGCCCAATGATACATCAACTCTCTGCAAGAGCCTTAACGCCTATTCTGATAATTCGTCAATTAAAACGGAATATCTCCACCGCTTTCGGTTGCTCCAGCACTTGCAGTAGCAGCATAATTCGATGATGAGTTTGACTGATTTGAAGGTTTCACTGTTTTGTGAAGGCTAACAGGAGAGATACTAAACGCAGTTCTCTTGCAGTCGTTTTTGTCAGTCCACTCTCTTGACCGCAATCTACCTTCGACAATAACCTTGTCTCCCTTTTTTAACTCACAATTTTTCGCATAGTCAGCATTGTAGCCCCATGCGTCCACGTCAATAAACAAAGTTTCGTCTTTGGTCTTTGAGACCTTATCAGTGACGGCAATTCTCATTTCTGCTAGACTGCGATTATCATCGCCAATCTCCTTGAAAACTGGGTCTCTTGTAAGATTTCCCTTGACTGTAATTCTGTTGTTGTACATTCTTAAACTCCTAAAACTAAATAAATCTGCATGAATTACATACGCTCACACAACCGCGTTTAACTTACTCTATTATATATTAAGATTTGATTTTTATCAACCTTAAATTAAAAATTTTTAAAACTATATGTGTATACTTGATACATATATCTTATGTCTTGTTTATACAGGTGAAAATGATGACTAATAAAAAAAGAATTATTTCTGTTACTGGCTTGTGCCTGTTAGTTCTAGTGTTACTTTTTGCGATTAAACCTATCAGACCGTGTAGGTATTGCGGTTTACCAATAGAAATACAAGATGTAGAAACAAAGGAAATAAAAATTTTCAGAGAATCATTGATGGCAATTATGTTTAGCCCAAACGCCAGCTTTTTACACTGGCGTTGTGTGGACGGCTACCTACTAGACAACCCTATCGAAAGGGATAAAGAAGGTAAAATCATTCAAAAGATTAGTTATCCTCAAGAACAAAGTCTTCATCTACAGTTGGCATTACCGCCACAGGAAGAATAATACCTTGATGAAGCATACGATTAAATTCCGTTACCTCTGATGGGACTTCGCAGCAGCCAATAATTCTTGGTCTAGATTCCATAGCCTTTTTAACGCCCCCACGCAACTTAGATGGCACTGATTTAACGGCTTCAATTGTATTGCATCTAGCCGATTTAACAGCCTTGACAGTTCTACTCTTAGCTTTTTGGACATGACACATTACATTTCGTGCAGCGTCCTTTAGGGAGACCCTAGCTTTGTTTTTTAGGCAGGCTAGACGATCAAGTGCCGGAGTGTCGCACTCTGCCATTGATACATTAGAAAGACCAATAGAAACAACAAAAAACGCAGCACACACAATAAGATTCTTCATTAAACTCTCCATTTTAAAAAAATTATTTCCGATACAACACGGAATTTGAAAACATAAAAACCCGTTTTTTACAGAAACGGTTTGCATAAAACTGGCTATGTTGGGTGATAAGGTATAGCACCTCAGACAGCTTACGCTGCCATTGCGAAACTTGCGTTTGCAAATAACATTTTAGTCTGATTTTTAGAGAGCCATCAGACCAACTCTCTGTTGCGGTTATTGTTTATTTTTGTCAGTCGATTCCATTACGTCCCCTTGATTTGGCAAGTGGAGACGGCGGGATTCGAACCCGCGTCCTGCACAAACTTCTTCAATAACGTCTACAACAATATCCCCGAAGGGAGAGCCGCCTGTGGGAGTCGAACCTACAACCTGAGACTTACAAAATCCCTGCTCTGCCAATTGAGCTAAAGCGGCTTGTTACAGGTATTATAGCGTCTAAAACTATATTTAGCAACCTGTTTTTTGTTTTATTTATAATTATAACTCTTTTACGTATAAATTCCACTCTTTGGGCATTGACTTAGACACTAGACTCTTAGAATAAATATGTGCCATGTTAGGTTCTTTTGGGCTTTTAATAAGTTTCATATCTGCCTCGGAAGGGGTTTTATTTCCCTTCTTGGAGTTACATCTCTTGCAAGAAATGACAATATTCTCCCAGCTATGGCTTTGCTTTCTTGATTTAAACCTACATTTAGGTATCACATGATCTATAGTCGCTTCTTTGTGTTCTAATAATTTTTGACAATACTGACACTTGCCTTCGTCTCTAATCATTACGCTTTTCTTTTTTATTTTAATCTTGCGTTTTCTTTTTATGTATTTGTTAGAAACCGCAACAGCAGGAACTTTTACATGATGCCCACTAGAACTTTTAACTAGGTCGTCTAAGTACCACTCAACAACCCTAACTCCATCACCCGTTGCTCCATCGCCAATCATACCTAGACAGATCGCTCTTTTCCAGTTAACTACTGTTAAAGGTTTCCAGTCTTGATTTAGTATTAAGCAAGGCTTGTGATTACTTGTTTTCATTTAAGAGACTCTCAATGTCAAAGCTGTGAGAACAGGACTCGAACCTGTGACCAAGAAATTAACAGTTTCCCGCTCTACCAACTGAGCTACCTCACAGAATTAGATGCTTAGTTCATAGGATGGGCTGACATTCCAACCCCATACTTTCCTACCGAAGCAGATACCGAGCAGCCTGAAGTGATCGCAAGTCCAATCAATATTACAATAATCAAATTACGCATTTTAAATCCTTAGTAAGTAGTAAACATTAAAATAGTTTTGTTGTAACGAGCTTTATAATTCTATCAAAAAAATTAGACTCTTTAAACTTAAAGCCTTTGTTTCTCATATAAACATTATCGGCTTCACCTTCTGTGTCCTTGAGGAATTTTTGAGATTTTTTCTGTAAAGCTGACTGAATACGCATTGCTTGCGAGTCACTTGTAGTTTCAAAGTTTTTCATAGACAACCCCCTTGTGATAAAAATAGTCAGACTCACGAGTATCTGACATGCCCCTTGAACTGAACCAAAAAAACACTCTGCGTCAAACGCCATGTGTTAATTCTTGGTAGG